TGTGCGACCGGGATTCGATACCCGGATTTCCCCACCTCGTGAACTCGGTTACCCGAGTTCAACCCGGAGGCGTCCTGCTTGAACGACCGCACTCCTGCGCGCTGGCGCGGGGTGTTCCATGACCGGGACGAGCGCCCTTCGTCCGGAGTTCTCCTCCGACCCCATGCCCCGTGCCGCGCTGCAACATCGCCGACCATACCCGCCCCCGTGGGGGGGTGCAAGTCGGGGTCTACTCCGGGATCTCCGGCGGCACCCAGCCCGGCGGGCGCTCGTTGTCCCGCACGTCCGCCAGCTCGGTCAGCTCGGCGTGGCTGGCGCGGGACGCACCGCCCCGGTACTCCGGGGCCTCACGGGGGCCGATCGAGTTCGGCGGCAGGCTGACTGCGCGCTCTCGCCGACGGCTCACCTGCATGGCCCCATGTGCCCGGCCACGCGCCAGCAGTACGGGCACGTCGGCGGCTCGAGCTGGATGTTCGACCGCTTGCGCCTGCGCTTGCGCACTCGGTTCCCTCCTGTTCGTCGGGTGATTCGCGAATCGCGAATCGGGTCAGCGGGTGAAGGTGTCGCCCTCTTTGGCTGCGTCCCAGACCTTCTGGCTGGGTGCGCAGACGTACCACTTGCCCTCAGTGCTGGTCACCCAGAAGCCACCGTAGGTGCACTTCCGGCCGTCGAGGGTGGCGGGGACGTCGGGACCGAACTTGAGGCCGATGGACCCGGTCAGCTTCTCCGGGCCGTCGTCGTTGGCGGCCTCGCCGCACTTCGCCGCCATGAGCAGCGGTGCGGCGAGTGCCAGCGCGAGGGCGATCCTCTTGCGGGTGATCATTCGGGGTGTTCCTCTCGGTTGCTTGCCGTGCTCCGCAACCGTACCCCCCATCATTGGGGGGTGTCAAGTCGGAACTAGTCGCCGCCGTAACCCCAGTAGGCCTCGACGTTGCGAGCGAAAGCCAGCGCTGCGCGAGCGACCTCGCCGCTGGTGCGCGGGTCGTCGAACGGGACGGCAAGCTCGGATCGGCTGATGTCCACGTAGGCGCCCTTGCCGTCCCGCATGGCAATGGTGAGCACGGCGTTATCCCCGGATGCCGCCGACCAGGACGCCCGGATTCGGAATAACCCGGTCGTCAGCGTGTACGTGGATCGGCCGCTCCGGACCTTGTGCCCGAACCCGTAGTCCTCGAGTGCCGCGATGGCTCCCCTGCGCGGGAGGGCGACTGCTGCAGTTTTCATGTCACCACGTTAGCACCCCCCACCGTGGGGGGTCTAGATGGGGAGGCCGAGCGCCGTCCTCTTGGCGACCATGTTGCGCACTGTCGCCGTGTCCTCGCGGTACATGCGCCCCGACGGCGAGCGCCAGCGGGTGCCGGACTGGTCGGTCATCTTCGACCAGTCCGCGGGCGAGTGGGTGCGCCGGGTGTTCGGGTTGCGCGGCCGGCGGATGCGCTGCTGTGGCGCGGCCGCCAGAGGGTCGCCGGGCACGTGCGCCGTGAGCGCGTCCAGGTCGTAGACCTCCGCGCGGGCCCGCGCGTAGGACGCGATCTGCACCTCCTGAAAGGCCGTGTGCAGGCTGCGCAGGACGTCCCCAGGGTTTGCCGCCACAGCAGCCCAGCCGCGCGCCTGCGGGCTGCTGAACCGGTAGCCGCCGGACGGCAGGGTCTCGACCTGCAGCATGATCGCGGACGGCTGGTGCGGAACTCGGCGGGTCATCGCCACCCCCTGCTACCGACGCTGGTCGTGGGCACCTGCTGCGCCTGGCGCACGCCCCCGTGACGCTGCAGGTCCGGGCCGGACGCCCGCTGCAGCGAGCCGCCGTCGGAGCGCGACAGCTCCGTGAGCAGGTGGACGTTCGCGTCCATCCGGTTGGGCGACTTCTGGGTGACCTGCCATGTGGACATCTCGTGTTCGAGCTGGGCGAGGTGCCCGACGTGGGACACCTCGCGGTTGTCGTACAGCGGGGCGATGAACTCGGCGCGCTGCGTCTTGCTGCCCTTCGCCGTGACCGACTTGAGCGGGGGCCCGGTGCGCGGGGCGGAGCGGATGGCGCGCACGTACGGCCAGAGCTGGACCAGTTTCTGCCGCTGCGCCATCGCGTCCTGCTTGTCGTCCTCCTCGCGGGCGAGCATCTCGCAGGCGACCACCAGCACGGCGGCACGCGGGTGCTGGTCGCGCTCCGGGAACACGGCGTCTTCCCCGTGCACGTGCTTCCACGCGGCGACCAGGACGCGCGCCTCCTCGCGGACGCGCTTCCACGTCGAGGCCGCCGAGCGACGAAGGCCGGAGAGGCTGGCCTCCCAGCACACGGCGGAGGCGTCGAACTCGAAGCACGCGAGGTAGGCGCGCCGGAACCACTGGTCGATCGTGTAGTGCCCGGACCAGTCGGCGAGCACGGCATACCGGCCGTCGGTCGACACGCCGCCGACGATGATGCCCGCCTCGTCGCCGTCGCCCTCGTTGTCCGCAGGGTCCACCATCACGAGGGTGCGCTTCATCGGCGGCCGCTCGGTGAGCCGGTCGCGCCGGAACCACTCGCGCTGGAACACGCCGCCCGCGGGCGGGGCGGGGCGCTGCTGGTACATCGCGAACCACCAGCGCGAGGTGCCGCGACCCTGGGCTTTCTTGATCTTCTCCCAGTCCTCGGCGGTCCGGCCTCGAGCCGAGATCATGAACTCGCCGGGCTTGCGGCCGAGGGGGTCCTCGCCGATCGGGGGCTGCGCCTCCGGGTCGGGCTTCATCGCCTGCGCGGCGACGGCCACCTTCCGCCAGGCGGGCTCGTCCGGGTCGTCCTCGGCCTCGAGCCACCCCGCGAGATCCTGCTCGTGCCACCTGGTCTGGACCACGATCACGATCGCGTCGGAGGACAGGCGGGTCGACGCGACGGCGAGGTACCAGTCGATCACGTTCTGCCGGATCTTCGGCGAGTCCGCGGCCTGCGCGTCCTTGATCGGGTCGTCGATGAACAGGACGTCCGCCGGACGGCCGGTGAAGCCGGAGCCCACACCGACGCTGATCACGCCTCCGGGCAGCGGGAGGGTAGGGGTCTTCGCGAGCGCCCACTTCGTCGCCTCGCCGCGGACCGGGTCCAGCGCGAGGCCGAGGACGTCCTTCCGGTCCGCGTCGCGGCGAGCGCCGAGGTAGCCGGAGCCGTGCGTCTCGAGGTACTGGCGCACGGCGAGGCCGGACACGCGGGCGAGGGACTGCTCGTAGGAGGCGAACGCGATGCGCCTGGTCGGGTCGCGCAGCAGTAGCCACAGGGCGGCCGCCTGCGCGCGGGTGCTCTTGCCCTCCTGCGGGGGGCAGTTGATGATCCAACGTCGCTGCTCGCCCTTGTCGGCGAGGACGATGGCCTCGTCGAACTTGTCCAGCATCGGGGTCTGAACCGTGTCGTTGCGGACGAAGCGCGCCAGCTCGCCGGGGGTGGGGAAGCGGAGCAGGGTCTCGTTCGGCTTCGGGTTCACCCGTTGTTCGAACCGGTCCGCGAGGCGCGAGAACAGCGCGGACGTCACGTCAGCTCGCAGCCAGCGCGCGCAGGTGGACGACGGTTGCGCCGATGGTCTTCTCCATCAGCGCCGGCGGCAGGTGGGCGTCGTACATTCCGGCCATGAGCGCCTGCTCGACCAGCTCGGCCTGCCGCTCGCTGATGCGCACGAGGCGCGCGTCGATGTCGAGCCGGGCCATCGACGTGAGCACGCTCGCGGCACGGTCCATCGAGCGTTCGAACAGGAGCACCTCGCCGCGAATCTGCTCGCTGTCGAGGCCGCGGTAACGCACCTCGGCCAGGTCGTTGACCATCTTCTGCATGACCTTCTGCCAGGCGAGCACGGTGCCTGCCAGGTCGTGCAGCGCCTGCAGCGGGTTGTCGACGGGCTCGATCTTCATCTTCCGGAGCAGGCGGAGCGCGCCCTCCTCGACGCGCTCCTCCTCGAGGTTCGCCGCGGCCTTCGCCTTCACCTGCGGCGAGCGTCCGCCGTGGAAGCGGCAGCGGTTGGTGCCCTTCTCCGGCCACTGCCCGCACGGGTGCTTGTCCTCGGTGCGGGTCTTGGCTCCGCATTTCTTCCGTGGCACGAGCCGATCACTCATCGTTGGCACGCTCCTCGGTCGAACGGATCTTGATGCGTCGAGATTACCCCCCATCGCAGCCCGGTCCAAAGCTGCCGGAGACCAGGCTTCCCGTGTGGGCGGGCGGGTAGTGCTGCAACGGATTGTCGCCCGTGGCGTCGTGCACCACCAGCAGCACGCGCGGGCGGTTGCTCTTGAACGGGTCGTCGCGGCGGGCCACCACCCGCTGCCAGGTGGTGAGCACGTGGCGACCGTTGTCGTCGACCAGGACGTGCGCGTCGCGGAGTCCGTCGATCGCGGCCTTCAACGTGGGGGCGATGTTGTCCGCGTCGGTCACCTTGTTGTCGCCGGGGTACCAGATCAGGCCGAGCGTGACGCGGTCGAGCTGAGGTAGGCGGGCGGCGAGGGCGAGCACGTTCGTGTCGTTGCGAATGAGCCTGGTCAGGCTGGCGCGCTCGCGCATGTGGTGCCGGTCGTTGAGGGTGATGGGCGGGCGAGGCCACGGCATCTGGATTGCCCAGTCGGTCGGTCGCGGGGCGAGGTGCACGGCACCCCCTTCGGAGAGGGGTCAGCCCCCCGTGCACGCTGGGTGACGGGGGGCTGACCGGGTGGACGTCGGGCTACTGCGACTGGCTCGGCGGCTGCACCTTCTTCGCGAGCTGGCGCGCGATGGCGTCGAGGATGCGGTCGGCCTGCTCTTCGTTGTCGGAGCCCAGCTCCTGGTGCACCGCGGAGCGGACGATCTCGACGAGCCCCTCCTGCACGCGGGCGAGCCCCTCGTTCACCGACGTGTTGATGATCGCGGTCAGGCGCTCGGCGTCGATGTTGGCGTCCTCGGAGATGGCCGCGAGGGTGTCGGCCTGCGCCTTCAGGGTGAGCTGGATCTGCTCGACCCCTTCCGCGGCCTGCGCGGTACGCCAGTCGATGTAGCGGAAGACCTCTTCCATCGTCGGGGTGCCGCCCCACGCGTTTTCCATCCGGTCCGTGAGCTTCATGTCGTCGTCCTTCGTGTTGCCGATGGTCAGGTCCGCGATCTTCCGACCGCGCAGGGTCGTGTTCTTGTCGACGTCCCCAGCGACTCCGGGGACGATGCCCTTCGACGTGTGCTGGTGCAGCGCGTCGTTCGGGTGGTCCCAGCCCTGCAGGTCGCCGGGCCGTCCGTTGTAGACCGCGATCCACAGCAGGACGTGCTCGTCAGCCCAGCGGTCCGGGTCGATCCAGCCGGTCTGCCACCAGGACAGCGAGCCGTAGACCAAGTGCTCGAGGACGCCCGTCTCCTCACGCACCACGCGGATGTGCTCCGCGATGTGGTCGTTCAGGGTCTTCGGGTCGGGCCAGACCAGGCCGCCACCCTCCCAGTTCTCGGCGTCGTACATCGGCGCGAGCGCGCCCTGTTCGAACGCGCCGAGTGGGCGGGCGTTGGCGACGAAGTAGCTGGCCTGCCGAGCGGCCGAGACGCGCGGGTCGCCGAAGTGGTAGCCGCCCCCGGCGATGCCGACCGACCTGGCCCCGGCGAACTGGCTGGCGGCGAGCGGGTTCAGGTAGTTGACCTGCTGGCTGACCTTGATGCTCGCGCCCTTGATGCCGTCGTTCGCGACCTTCTGCCAGTCGGTGACCTTGTTGTAAACGGCGATGTCGATCAAGTGGTCGACGTCCATGCGGGTTCCTCTCTGCGATCGGGGGCGCACGGCCCCCGCGGGCTGGGGGGTGGCACCAGGGGAGGATGCCGTCCCGCGGGGGCGTGCTGGTCAGAACCCTTCGGGCATCTTGCGGATGCTCTGCCCGTGGGTGGCCACGACCTCGGCCCCGGCGAAGAGGCGCTGAACGGTGCGCTGCTCGTAACGCGCCTTGAGCTGGGCGGGCTCGAGGTTCGTCGTCAGGACGATCGGGAGCTGCGCGTTCACGCGGGCGTTGGCCAGCATGAACAACTGGTCGGACTCCCACTCCGTCAGCCGCTCGGTGCCGAGGTCGTCGAGCACCAGCACGGGCGGCACCGAGTAGGCCACCAGGTCGACGGACTCGTTACCAGGGCGCAGCGACTGCAGCATCTCGTTCACCGCGATGAACCGCACGGGGACCGGCAGCGTGCCGGGCCCGGTCGGGTCGTGCGGGGCGGGGGCTCCGCGCAGCAGGAGTTCGCGGGCGACGGCGGCAGCGATCCACGTCTTGCCGGTGCCGACCGGGCCCATGATCGCGAGGGGTCGGCGGATGCCGCGCCGGTACTCGTCGCACCAGCCGAAGGCCTTGCGCCCCTCGGCCGTGTTCGGGAACGTCGCGTCCCGGTAGAGGGCGGGCAGCGTCGAGAGCATGATCTCGGCCTTCGCCCGCTGCCACTCGCCGAAGGCGCGCGCTTCCTCGTTGCGCTTCTCCTCCTCGGTGAGGCGCGGCATCCGGCGCGGGTCGAGGCCGCGGGCCCGGAAGCCCTGCGCCATCAGGCCGTGCGCGAGCTTGCCGACCCGGTCGTCCAGGCGGTCGCTGTCCTCCATGCGCCAACCGTACCCCCAACCGTTAGGGGGTGCAACTAGGTCAGACATCGGCGACCCGCTCGAGGAACGCCTGCTCGAGGGCGTCGTCGAACCCGTCGAAGCGGTGCGTCTCCGCCAGCTCACCCCAGACCGGTGCCTCGTTCGGCAGCGCCGGGGCCATGCCAGGGGCCCGCCCCGCACGCTGCCCCCCGCGGTTGCCGTCCCGCTCGAACTTGAGCTGCTGGCCGAGGTTCGCCCACTGCGTCGTGCCCAGCGTCGCCGCGGCAGCGAGCAGCTCGTCGACCGTCGCCTGCCCGGAGTTCAGGATCTGTGCCGCGTCACGGCCGACCCGCCCCCGGTCGGCCTTGAGCGGCTCGCGGTCCGCGTGGTGCTCGCGGTAGGCGACGACGTAGGCAGCGACCACGTCCCCAGCGCCTTGAGGGCGAGGAGGCTTCGGCGGGCGGGCGACTTCGAACAACGCTTCCTGCGGCACGGGGTCCTCCTGGGAGAGATCGACGACCGTCTCCGCGAGCGGCGGCGAAGCGCCGTCTCCCCCGGAGGGTTGGTCTTCTGGGTTGGTCTTCTGAGGAATGGTCTTCTTATGCTGTGGCCTCACCAGGGGCGGGGGAACCAGCGCCTGATTTTCCAGTCGCAGGTTTGAGCTGGGCTTTTCCTCCTCCGGGAAGGGCTCGCACTGGATTTCGTACACGGCGTCGCCGAGCGTCCCAGACTGCGTGCGGACCCTCGTCCGGCGCAAGTAGCGCGCGGCCTCAAGCTCGCGCAGCGCACGCCGAACCTGGTCCCTGCCGATGCCTGCCTGCTTCGCGATGCTGACCGTGCTGCACTCCCAGCCTTCCGAGTGGGAGAGCAGCCAACCGCCGAGTCCGCGGGCGTGGAAGCTGAGCGAGCCGTCCCGGAGAAACGCGTTCCGGATCATGGTGAACTCGGCGTCCGGCCGGTTCACGCGGCGAACCGTGCTCACGCGTTGCCCTCGAGCTGCAGCAGCGCCTCGTCGAGGGCCCACGTCGGGTAGACGTTGATCTGCCCGAACGTCGCATCCTGTCGCTTGCGCGGCTCCTGCCCCTCGGTGCGCATGGCCGCGGTCGCCGCCTTGCCCAGCCGGATGAGGTACGGCCGGTCGGTCCGAAGCTTGTGCAGCTTCGCGTAGCCGAGCGCGGCGAACTCGTCGTAGTGCCCTTCGATCGCGTCGACCCTCGCCGTCACCGTGCGCGCCAGCAGGGTTGCGTTCGCGGCCTCCTGCTGCGCCTCTTCGATCCGGTCGAGGGCGTGGCGCAGCACGTCGATGGAGGACATCGTCGGCTGCACAGGGACAGCGACCTCGGCCTGCATGGTGCGCACCACGAAGTAGGCCTGCGCGTCGGCGATCTCCCGCTTGCGCGGGTCGCCGTTCATGGCCACCAGGTAGGCCGCCTGGCGGGTGAGCTGGACGTCCTCCTGCGGAGTGCCGCCCCCCTGCGAGCGTGCGACCATTTTCGCGGAGGCGCGAAAGTGGCTGGTCACGTCCATGCCGGTGTTCCGCGCTGCGATCTTCGCCCGGTCGATCGCGTCGGCGAAGCGCTCCCAGCGCCCGTAGCCCATCAGCGGGCAGAGGTCACGGCCTGACCAGAACTCGGTGCCGTCGGGCCGATACTGCCGGAGGGCGTCGAAGGGCGAGCCGGTTTCGTGGCTACGCCGTACATCAGGTAGGGTGCTCAACGAGCACACCCCCTTCCTTCGTTCAGGGTGTCTCCGAGGGCCCGGACGCTTGCCACGTCGCGGGCCCTTTACTTTGCCTGCCGAACTTATCACGGTCGATCTACCGCGCTCCGGACCGCCGATGTACGCTCCGCCTGTACCCCCTCGGATAGGGGGTGCGCTGGCTGGAACTGCGGCACGAAGGTCGGAGCCCGTCCCCGCGGGCGGCAGGCGCTCGAGGGTGGATCACCTCGAGCGCCTGTTCCGTCTCTGACCTGCGACGATTTCACCAATACCCCCCGTCGCAGGGGGGATTGTTCAGCCCAGCACGCGGTACCCGCCCTCGTCGTCGAGCATGAGCCAGGCCAGGTCGTACCGGCGGAACGGCCAGGAGCCCGCCACGTCGACGTGCTTCGGCACGAGCAGGCCGCGGCTCTCGCTCCAGACGCGCTGGCCGTGCACGGACCGGGGGCCGCCGTTGTGCACCTGCGGGTCGAGTGCCAGCAGGTTCGTCAGCCAGTCGCGGTCGGGACGGGTCGTCCCACCCATTCCCTTGTTCCGCCTGTGGTGGGCGTCGAAGGTCTCCGGGTCCAGCCGACGGCCGGACGCCTCGCAGCGTCCGGCGCACCGGGTCCATAGTTTCTCGCGCAGGTCGGTCCAGTCGACGCGGGGTGTCATCTGCGTTGCTCCTCTCGACTTGTGCCCCCCCATCATAGGGGGTATGGTCGGTGCAGTCGAGCACGAGAGGAGGTCACGACACCGTGGCCCAAAAGCCCCCGGACGCCCCCGCGCTGCAGCGGGTGGAGGTCGAGATCCTGGACCGGGTCTACAAGTCAGCACTAGCTGTGGCGGTCAGGGAAGGCGACCAGCTCTCGGCGGTCGCGCGGCAGATCATGAACCGCGCCGTCGAGCCCGAGTACGCGTTCATGTTGAAGCACCTGCCCGCGGCCGACCGCACGGCAACCGACACCCGGAGGAAGTTCCGCTTCGGGATGCCGCGCGACAAGTACGCCGAGATGAAGGCCGCTGTCGGTGGTGCCGGGCAGAGTGTCGCCCGGTGGATCGAGTACAACCTCGAGCGCTACGCGGACCCGGACAAGCCGGGCAAGGTCTGACCGTCACCCAATCCCCGACCAGCAAGGGAACCCCGATGACTGCCCCCACTTCCGGCGCGCCGGACGTGCCCCCGCCCAACGCCCGCCCGACGACCGCCACCCAGAAAGCGGATCTCGCGCTCGACCGGCTCGACGAACTCGAGCGCACCCTCGCCGCAGGCGTTCCGTCCGGCGAGCCGATGCCCGCTGGCACCCCGGAGATGGTCGAGCAGGTGAAGGCGCTCGACACGGACCTGACCGCGCTCGCTGACGCTTTCAACGCGCTGGCGTCGAAGGTCGACGCGCTGCAGCCCGGCGAGACCGAGAAGCTGCGCGAGGACATCGCGAAGACGCTGGCCGAGCTGCGCGCCACCACGGCCGAGGCCGTCGGCGGCGACGTCGAGAAGCTCAACCGCGAGCAGGGCGAACTCGACAAGGACGTCCAGCACCTGCGCGAGGAGCACGGCAGCTACGGCCGGGCGCTGGACGCGCTGACGAAGAGGCTGGCCGAGGTCGAGCGCAGGCCGGTCGCCGTTGCGGGCGAGGTCGTGACCCTGTCCGACGGCACGCCCCGCGGTGCGCTGCGCAAGTTCCTCGCGCTGATGAACGTCGTCGACAGCCTGGGCAAGGACAAGCAGGCGTCGCCGGAGATGGGCGGCTACACGTTCCGTTCGATCGACTCGGCGATGGACGCGGTCGGCCACGGGATGCGGCACGTCGGCCTGATCATGCGCTCCGAGGTGATCAAGCGCGACGAGGTGAAGACCGTCGTCAACGGTCGCGTCTGGACCAGCGTTTCCGCAGAAATGCGGTACGTGTTCGTCGACCCGGACGACGGCTCCGAGCACGCCATCGAGATGGTGGGCGAGGGTCGCGACCTCGGCGACAAGGCCACCAGCAAGGCCGTCAGCATGGCGCTCAAGTACGGCCTCCTGCAGTCGCTCTGCATCCCGTTCAACGCCCCGGAGTCCGACGGCGAGACCACTCCGCCGATCGAGCGCGAGGACCCGCGCCAGCAGGAGCAGCGTCCCGCCCAGCAGCAGCGGCAGGAGTCCGCGCCGGAGCCGCCCGACGACACGCCCTCGCGCGAGGAGCTGGCCGCGTCGGTCGACGACGAGCTGAACGCGCAGGCGCTGCGCGCGGTGCAGGCCATCGACGCACTCGGTCAGCTCTTCCCGCACGACCAGCCCCCGCGGCTGCAGGCCATCGAGAAGCAGTGCCGCAAACTCGGCATCGGGCACATCGTGATCCGGGGCAGCACCGTCGCGCAGCACGTGCTCGGCGCACGGGCCACCCTGCCGACTCCTGACGGAGGCTGGTGACGTGGGCGACTACGCCGATGCCGAGGTCGCGCGCCTGTCCGACCCGGAGATGGGCGGACTCGGCGAGCGGTTCTACCGACGCTCGTCAAGCACCCCGCCCCCGCCCATGCCGGATGAGCCGCCGTGGGACCTGCCCGACGACACGCTCGCCACGGTGGCCGAGGACGACCCGTTCCGGATCGAGCCCAACACCACGGCGCGCGACCTCGCGGAGAAGGTGGCCACGAAGTACAGCGGCCGCGGCGAGGAGCTGCTCGCCCTGCACGGGCACGTCGGGTGCGCGCAGATCAAGCGGGTGCAGTACCTGCCCGCCGACGCGAAGTACCCGGAGACCGCGCAGTGCGGGTGCAAGGTGCTCGTGAAGCACGGCAAGCCGATCGGCGTGCAGGGCGAAGCCGACCTCGTTCCCGCGATGGTCAACGGCGAGGCCGCCGTCGCGGGTCGACGGAGCTACCACCCGGACGACCCGATCGCGGCGACCATCGCCCTGATCGACCCGACGAAGGTCTACACCCCGGAGCAGATCGAGCAGCAGATCCTCGACTGCAACGCCCGCCTTGAGCGCGGAGCCCACTTCGAGCGGGCCGCGATCGAGGAGGAGGGGCGCACCGAACTCGAGTGGTCCAACGCCTTCGACCTGGCCGTGCTGAACTCGAAGCTCGGCGCGGCCGACACCCGCAAGGCGGACGCGATGGTCACGACCCGCGAGCTGCACGACGCGTTCGTGCAGGCGCGCATGGTGCGCAAGGCCATCCAGTCCACGATGCACAACCTGCGATCGGTGCTCTCCGGTTACCAGTCGGTAGGCAAGTCGATCGCGAACACCTACGGCGCATCACACACGGGACGAACCTGACCATGCTCGACACCCTTCGGCGCGCCCAGCGCCGTTCCTCCGGCACCGTGACCGGCCTGCTCATGACCGGCCTGTGGTCGACGATCGCGTACTACACCCCGTTCGCCGGGTTGAAGGTCGCGCTCCTCGCCGTCGCCGGTTGGAAGCTGGTGGACACGCTGAACAACATCCACCGCGCCGACCCCCCGCACGTCGGCGGAGGCCTCACGTCCTCGGCCGCCGTCCAGCACCAGCAGCACGAGGAGCTGGTCGGGGTCGGCTGACCGTCCATCCCCCGAATGATCACGAAAGGCACGGCATGAAGTACGACCGACGCGCCCTCATCAAGGCCGCCGAGCAGGCGCTTTCCGAGGAGAAGGCGCACCACGTCCGCAAGGTGACCGACCAGGCGGACGAGTTCGCGCAGGCGAAGGTGCAGTGGATGGCCGCGCACGGCGAGGCCTGGCTCGAGACGCTGACCCGCCTGCGCAAGCAGCTCCGCGCGGGCGTGCCGATCCGCGAGTCCGACCTGCCCGCCGACGGGAACCGTCACGGCTACCGGCGCACCGCGACGTTCGACGTCGCCACCCCGAAGCCGCTCGCCGACTACGAGCCCTCGCGCGAGCTGACCTCGCTCATCCGCCTGCTGGGCACCGTGGTCGACGACCAGGTCTCGTCGGCCTCCCTGCAGGAGATCGGCATCAGCCGCTCCGCCCTCCGCCAGGTCGTCGACAAGCTCGCGCCGAACACCATCCGGACCTGACCGCCGTCCATCCACAGGTTTACCCACAGGAGGTGCACAGCCGATGGGCTGGTGCAGCGCAACCGAGATCATCGACAACGCCCTCGAGGCCGCCGAGCGCGCCGTCGCGGCCGCGTGGCAGATCGCCAGCGGCAACGAGGACGCCCGCACGCCGGAGTTCGCGAACGCCCTCAACGCGGACCCGGCGCTTCGCGCCAAGATCGACGACGTCCTCCGGCCGTTCGTGGTCAAGATCGCCACGAAGCTCCGCGGCGAGGACTGGGACTGCGAGCAGGACTCGGACTACTTCGACCGGTTCCCGCAGGAGCTGACCGGGTGGACCGACACCGAGTACGCACAGTGGCTCACGGAGCAGATCGCCGACGACCCGCTCAAGGCGGCGAAGTACACCGACCGACTTCACGTTCTGCAGATGAAGGGCTGACCAGTGGCAGGCGAAACGACCATCACCATCGCGGGGAACCTGACCGCGGACCCCGAACTGCGGTTCACCCAGTCGGGTGCCGCCGTCGCGAGCTTCACCGTCGCCAGCACGCCGCGCACCTACGACAAGGCGTCGGGGCAGTGGAAGGACGGCGAGGCGCTGTTCATGCGCTGCAACGTGTGGCGGCAGGTGGCCGAGAACGTGGCGGAGTCCCTCACCCGCGGCTCGCGCGTGCTCGTCACGGGCTGGCTCAAGCAGCGCAGCTTCGAGACGAAGGACGGCGAGAAGCGCACCGTCGTCGAGCTGGACGTCGAGGAGATCGGCCCGTCGCTCAAGTACGCCACGGCGAAGGTGCAGAAGGTCTCCCGCTCCGGGGGCGGTGGTGCCCAGGGGGGAGGGTTCGGGGGCGCGGCTGCATCCGGGTCGGGAACGCGATCGTCTGCACCCGCTGACGACCCGTGGGCATCCTCACCCGCTCCGGCCGGTCGTGGCGGCTTCGCCGACGAGCCCCCGTTCTAGTGGCCGTACTGCCCCACCGCCCACGGCACGCCCGCCGTGGGCGGTGGGGGGTGCGTGCCAGCACCCCGGCGCGCGGGCGTCACCGCCTGGCGAGGCCGTCCAGGCTGGTCGAACTGTGGGATTGGGCCTTCGGTCTACAGATCGTTTGACACCCCCCACGGTGGGGGGGTAGTGTCACTGACATGACGAACCGAAAGCTCCTCCGACCGTGGGACCGCACGGAGTGGACCATGCTCGGCGCGTGTCCCGCCCCGCCCGGTTTCCGCGGCGACTGGTACGAAATCACCGACGGGAACCTCACCGTCAAGGTGCAGCGCTCCGAACTCGAGCGCTCCTACGTCGCCCGCCGGAACCTGATCGTCGGCGGCTACGCCATCGGCGACGCGCTCCGGACCTACCTCATCGAGTACCGAATCGTCGAGCGCGAGGTCCCATCCTGGGACTGGTGCGACAAGACGAACTGCCCCGGTGTCACCATCCCGCGCGACGGTTTCGGCGGCACCAGCGGGCGCGCGGCCGCCCTGCGCGACTGCACGGTGTACGCATACGACATGGACGGTCGCCCCCTCGAGGACGACTGCTGCAGCGCCTGCGTCCTGCAGGTGATCGACGGCGAGCACGACACCGACCCGTCGAGGAAAGTCATCGTCGAAAGGAGTGTGGCCCCGTGACCGGCGAACACCACTACGAGGAGCAGACGACGGAGGTGCTCGACCCGCTCGGCCTGGTCGGCGGCTGCATCGCCAGCGTGCAGGCCTCGTCCGACCCGGAGGACGGCGAGCACTGCGACGTCGACACCGTCCCCGGTACCGAGTACTGCATCCACCACCAGGACTACTGCGACCCGCCCGCCGAGGTGGTCACCGACCCGGAGGCTGCCTACCCCGCGCCCCCGCCGCCGGAGCCGCTCGACCAGCTCTCGGAGCGCGCCCTCGAGCCGCTCATCCTGCCGCCCCCGTTGCGCTGGCCGAAGGGCGACTTCGGCGTCCTCGTGCTGACCATGCCGCAGATGCAGAGCACGCTCGCGTGGCTGACCGGCACCATCGGCGCGGCGGGCCCGATGGACTCGTCCGCGTGGGTCGAGCACCCCGCGGCCGCCCTGTGGGCCGAGCTGAACCAGCGCGTCGGGAGGGCGTCGTGAACTGGATTCACGCGATCCGCCGGCGCTGGTCCCGGCGCACGCCGAGCTGGTTCATCGCCGCCCTGCCCCGCGAAGCGCGCGAGGACAGCTCGACCGCGGAGCAGCGCGCCTACCTGCTGGCCAGTGTCATCGGGCGCGCCCCCTGGCACGTGATGCACGACCTGCAGGGGCCCGCCACCCAGCCAGCCCAATCGGTCAACCGGTACGCCGAGCTGCCCGCGCACTGCTCCTGCTGGCAGGCGGGCGGCACGTGCTGCGAGTGCAAGTCGGGCGACTGCCCCTCGAGCGCTGGCTACCTCTCGCGGCAGGTCACCCGCACACGCTGGCAGCAGGAGCGCTTCGGCACGTGGACCGCCCCGGAGGAGCCCCCCGCCCGGCGCGCCGAAGAGCTGGACCACCACGCCCGCGAGCGTCGACGCTTCTCCGAGCGGCCGCGGATCGACCCGTTCCCCAGTCGACGGGGGCGCTGGTGAGGCAGGTCGTCCTCGCGCACATCCCCGGCGCGCTGCCCGCGCTCGACGCGGTGCAGTACGTCGGGGGTGTGCTGCTCACCCCCGACGCGGCCGAGCAGCTCGTCTTCGCCGCCCTGCACGCGGCCGACCCGCTCATCCGCGCCGACCTGCTCGCCGACATCTCCGACGACGCCTACGAGCAGGCACTCGACCTCTTCGCGCTCGGCCACGTCGAGCGCGCCCTCACGCTGAACGAGTTCGGCTCGAGCCTCGACGAGGCCAGCCACGCAATCCGAGAGGCACTCGCACGATGAGCACCACCCCCGAAGCCGCCCCCGACGAGCCGGGTTTCCAGCTCGAGCCGGTCCCGACCGTGCTGTCCGGGATGCCGGAGCCAGCGCAGTTCAAAGACACCCTGCTCCGTGCGATCAACGAGGGCTACGCCGAGCTGACCGCGACGCGCGGCGAGGTCGTGTCGCGCGAGGACACCTACGACGTGCAGCGCAGGCTCGCCAACTCCCTCGAGAAGTGCACCGCGTTCGGTGCAGCCTTCACCGCGGCGAGCAAGCTGCTCAAGCAGTACGTCGAGGAGGAACTCATCCTCGCCGTCGGCGAACAGGACGGCCTGCCGGTCGGGCCGCTCAAGGTCCCCGACGCGCAGGGTGACGTGTCCATCACCCTGGACCAGAAGCACACCTACGACATCGACGTCGAGACCCTGTTCGCCGCCGTCGCCGCGACCGTGTCCACGCCGAGCGTCGACAACGCTGGCCACGACCTCGCCGCCGAGGTGACGGCGATCGTCGAGGGCGACCACGCCCGCGGGCCCGGCGACCTCCCGGACGTCCTCGCGCAGGCCATGATCGACGCGCAGCGCAAGCTCACCACGTGCGGCAAGTTCGACCCGCAGGTGAGCAAAGTCAGGGCTTACGCTGCCGAGATCGCGCGGCAGGGGTCCGACCCGCTGGCGGCAGTCGTCTCCGCGGCCATCACGAAGACCACGGAGCACAAGGGCGTGAAGATCACGCGGAAGGGAACCAAGCCGTGACGGCACCCGAAGAGACCAGCGCCGAGGTCGTCGAGAGCCTCGACCCGCGCGCCAGCTACAGCCTGAACACGCCCGCTTGGCGGGACGAGCAGGGTCGCTGGATCGACCCGGACAGCCTCGAGCCCGTCGACTACGACGTGCCCGACGGCGCGCCGGAAGGCATGGACGGCTGGCGCGTCACCGACCTGCGCCGGTTCCGTGACGAGGGCCCGGCCGGACCGGCAGCGCCCTACGAGGACCCGGTCCGCAAGATGTCCCGCGAGGTCAAGGCCGCCGAGTTCGCCGCCTACGTCGAGGCCGCCCAGCGCGAGCGGCAGGCCTGGTTCGACCAGGAGATGAGCCGCCCCCCGTCGAACGTCGACTACTCCAACCGCCCGCACTTCATCCTCAACGTCGAAGGCCGCGAGGTGTGCGGGCAGGACGGGATGCCGTGGCCGTGCGAGTGGTGGACCGGCGAGGTCAACCCGACCGCCGAGCAGCACTCGGCCGGAACGGTCCAGCAGGAGGAGGAGCCCGTGGCCAGCGACGAGCAGGTCCAGGGGGTCGCGAACGCCCTCGGCATCAGCTTCGCCGACGCGGCCGCCCTGGTCGCACGCACTCCTGCAGCCGGTCGGCCGACGTGACCCTGTCCGGGCCCGGCATGAGCCTGCACGCCGTGCAGCGGGCCCGCGCCCTGCTCGTCGACCTCGACCGGTCGCGTCGACCCGCCGACGTCGCCCAGGTGGCGGCCGCCCTGGGGCACGAGCTGCAGCTCGCGGCCGCCGGGCTGGTGCAGTGGTTGAGCGTCGAGGAGCCGCACACGATGCCGGGCACGCCTCGCCCGGTCGTGCTGGCCACGGGCACCCAGCGTTCCCGCGTGCTCGAGCAGCTCGCCCACATGGGGGACTACGGGGCGACCGACTTCGAGCTGCAGGCCGACCTCGCGATCGGCATCAGCTCGGAGCGCCGTCGCCGCGGCGAGCTGGTCGACGCTGGCTACGTGCAGGCCGCGATGGCGGACGAGGGCGCGCTCACTCGCGTGCACAACTCCTCACCCTGGACGGTGTGGCAGGTGACCGACGAGGGTCGCGACGCGCTCAAGCGGATCGGTGCAGGCGAGCAGATCACCTTGTTGTAGGTTGGCTGCTGCCAAGAGGTGACATCGGAAGGGCCCCCAGTTGCTAGGAACTGGGGGCCCTTCCGCGTTGGCGTACCCGTCAGGACTCGAACCTGCGCCTGCGGCCTCACCAGCCGCGCGACGGCCCCCGCTTGCCGTGACGTTCCAGCTCGCGCCTACCGCGTCACCCGGACCGGGCACCCGTGCACCGTACAGCAGCAGACCCCCCACCCGAACCGACTCGAGTGGGGGGTCTGCCAGGGGCCCCGAATGACCGCCAGGCCAGACACTACCTCGGGTTCGGCAGTTCGCGCACCACGGCTGTGGCCGTGCCCTCGACGTACACGGGGGCCGCGTTCGCGCCGAGCACGATGCGCGTCAGCCACGCGGGCAGGCGCGGCTCGATCCACCGCATTACGGCGTACCAGCCCAGCGCCAGGCCGAACGTGATCGCGTTCGACAGGCCGACCACTTCCGGGCGCTCGAGGACGGGCTGCAGCGCGGGGATGAGGCCGACGAGCCAGGTCAGCACGTAGCCCCAGGCGATCGGCACGCCCGTGCGCAGCAGCGAGACGCCGTAGTCGCGGACGCGGTCGACGAGCACCGTGCTCCGGATGGAGGGCGACGGGACCGCGGTCGGGCCGCCGGACTCGATCCGGCCGAACGGGTCGTCAGCGGGGAACTGGTTCATGGGTGGTTGCTCCTGTCGTCAGCCGGACGGCGTCGGTACGCACGTCCAGATGTCCTGCGGAATCTGCTCGGCCGGGTTGTCCGGGTTGGGCCTGGTGAGCACTCCGCGCACCAGCGTGAACGAGCCTTTCCCCGCGCACAGCAGGGAGGGGTTCTCCTGCGCGGCCTGGCTGAACGCGGCCATGATCTCCGCGCCCGTGGGGGGCGGGCCGGTGTCGCCCTTGTCGCCCTTCGCGCCGGGGTCGCCGTTCTTCCCGTCCGCTCCGTCCTTGCCGTCGGTGCCGTCCCGCCCGTCGATGCCGTCCTCGCCGGAGGGCGGAGGGTTGCGCTGCAGGTAGTCGGCGACCCGCGCGGACACCAGCTCCGGGGGCACGGTCACCGGGTTGGCCAGGAAGTAGGAGGCGACGGCGCGGCCGAGCGCCTGCGCGTCGCGGGTCGAGTCCTCCGACAGCGAGGCCAGCACGCGGGCCGTCGCCGCGGCGACGAGCGTCTCCGGCGCGTTGTCCTCCGACGGCGCGGGCAGCGCGACCGGCTCCTGCCCACGCCGCTTGAGTTCCTCGTTCGCAAGCTGAGCGGCCGCGTACGCCTGCTCGGCACGCTGGCGGGACTCGTTACCCGCCTGCTGGGCAGCGGAGGCCACAGCGCGCGTGTTGGCCGCCGAGATGGCGGCAGGCACGGAGATCGCGATAGCCACAGCCGCGGCGAACAGGCCGCCGACCGTGACCATCTTCCACACGTCGGTGCGGTCGGCCTTCCGGCTCAACGCACCCCCAACGGTTCGGGATGCCGCGAGCCCGACGCTGAGCGTGTCGCGTACCTCGTTCGGCTGGCGCTCGGTATCCGTCATGCTCGTCCCTCGGTGTGCCGTTGGCAGGTCTCCAGTTGCCACGTGAGCCGCTGGCGTTCCCGCTCGTTGGCCTCGAGCAGGTGCGCCAGGCGCTGACGCTCCTCGCTGCAGACCTCGAGCCGCTCTCGCAGCCGGTCGGCCTCGATGCGGGCGGCCGCGGACTCTGCCGCTTCCCGCTCCGCTACTGCGGCCAGGTGCATCAACGCCGTCTGTGCGACGGTGTTGGCACTGTTGTCGGTGCTGGTCAGGGCTGACGGTACCGCGCCGGGCTCGAGCTGGCTCGCGCTCTGCGCCTCTTCGCCGTCTGCGACCTCCGGGCGGCCGCGGCGAATCCACGTCACGCCGAGGGTTCCCGCGACGAACAGGAAGAACACCACCACCACCACCCACGGCGGCTGACCAGCGAGGTCCGGCAAGTTCACGGGCGCTCCCTGGGATGGTCGGACGTATCTCTCCCGGAGTCTCGCACGCGGGACCTGGCACCGTAGTCGACTGTTGCACTACCCCCCATCAAGGGGTGTAGCAGGTGAAGGCAATCGGGGTGCCCCGGACGTTGCCGACGGCGTTGGAGCGCTTGCCCTCGTAGAACACCTGGCACGTCTGCCCGCGCGCGCTGGCCACATCAACGAAACCGTCGAACACGTTGTTCGTGTTGGCCAGCAGCGAGTGCGTCACGCTCACCAGGTCGCCGCCGGAGGTGACCACGCGGACCTGAAAGTCGCCTGTCGCGCCAGTGTCGGTCGCCGCCCACACCCGGTAGTGGAGCTTGTTGCCGAGGATGTTCGCCTTCCCCTCGGCCAGCGTCGAGTACGTCGCCGCCGTGGTGGTCGGCCAGAGCGCGACGTTCCCGCCGGTCGGGTTGACCGTGACCGGGAACTGCGGCCACTGCTGCCCGCCGTCGCGGTGCTCGGAGAAGATCCGCTTGTTGTCGCCGGAGGTGATGAAGAGGATCTGCTTCAACCCTGGGGACGCGGTCGGGTCCGGGTCGAACATGGCGATGGCGGACACGCCCCCGCGCGAGTCGTCGCGCACGAGCGAGAAGCCGCGCTGCGCGACTCCGCCGAGGTTCGGGTCCGCAGGGAAGAACTCGCCGATCCACAGGTAATTAATCTTGTCGGGCCCGCCACCGGAAACGTAGTTGCCGATCCAGCGAATCAACCCACGCGAAACCGTGGCGTCGGTAAGTGGATTGTTTCGCAGAATCGACTCCGTCACCCGCTGGGTGTAGCCAATGTTGTCGACAACAGAGGGGCTCTTCGGCGCGTAGCTATCCTGTGGTGCCGTCATCAGAGCTGCCCTCCACTGATCAGCAATTCGACCGTTTCGCTCGTCTCGCCCTGTGGAGGGGTGATCGTCCACCCGAAGATGCGCGTCGAAAGCTCGAGCCAGCCCTCGGCGTTGTACCAGCTCGGAGGCCAGGTGCGGTCGTTCGTCTCGAGGATGAGCGCGTCGCCGATGGTGTAGGTGTCGAAGTAGGGGAGCAGGTCTCCGCGCACCGTGAGCGACGCGAGGAATTGCTCACTGCCCAACCGGTCCCACATGAACCGGTAGCAGTAGTCGATCAATGTCGATTCGACGCTGACGTCCGGATCGGAGAATCGCTGCTCGGTGATCAGGAACCCGTAGTCCCATTCGTCATTGCCGTAGCTGTCGACGTTCTGGATCTGCACACGGGTCTGCAGATCCTCGTAGCCCTTGCCGGTTCCCCACACCACGTTCGGGACGTCCGAACCGTCGTAGGCGTAATCGAAGGTGGTCACGTTGCCGGAACCGGACGTGTCGAACCGGAAGCGGGGCGCGGGGAACGTCGAGCCCAGCGTTCGGCCGAGCTGGGGGAAGCCGAGTTCGAACACGGGCCGGAACGCGGCAGCGCTCAACGGGTCCGCGCCGGACAGCACGCGGATGTTCGTCGTCCACTCGTAGCTGTTGGTGCTGAGCTGCGAGCGCTTCTGGATGGCCTCGAGGAGGTTCGTCTCCTGGTGGTCGTCGTACTCGAAGGTGCGCGGCACTCCGGTGAAGTTGGTCGGCGGGTCGACGGTCACCCAGCCTGGCCACATCGGGGAGCCCGCGGGCAGTAGCGACCAGATGGCCGGGTTCAGCAGGTCCGCGGCGAGCGTGGTCTGATCGACGCCTACCCAGCGCTTCCCCTTCGTGATGAGGCGTCGGGCCCAGTGGGACTCGATCGTCATCGCGGTGATGTTCATGCGCCCGTCAGCAGGGTTGCGGGGCGCAGCCCACACCGTGCCGTACCAGGGAATCGTGCTGTTCACCGCGCCCGTCTGCGGGTCGGTGACCGTGCGCACCGCGACGATGCCGGTCTTGCGCGCGACCACCGTGGACCACGGGTCCTGTGCGCGCACCTCCTCGTCGGAGAGCTGCAGGGTCGCCCGCATCATGCCGACGCCCCGCATGACCTTCGACATCTTCACGCCCGACAGCGGCAGTGGTGTGTTCGCGATGACGGTCAGATTCCCGAAAGCGAAGTTGACCGGCCAATACGTCCAGCGCACCTGCTGCTGCGCGCCGGTCGTGGCGTCGACCAGCAGCGGGTACGACATCAGGCGACCTCGAGGGCGAGCGCCGTGTCGCCGCCGCGCGGGGTGATCTCGAACGCGGACAGCCGGTCACCGTTGATGCCCAGCGTGCCGGTCCCTGCCGCGCGCTGGATGCTGACGTAGAAGTCCGCATCGACGTCGGTGGCCGTCGCGCGCCACGGCAGGTAGAACGTCTTCGAGTCGTCGAAGGTGTCCGGGCTGGCGGGCCGGATGACGAACAGGCCGACCACGGGACCCGATACGGCGGTGTCCTTGCGGATGCGCACCGAGTAGGAGTCGCCCGCGGCCACGGTGGTGAAGTTGTAGAACAGGCTGAGCGCGAACGTGTAGAAGAACCCGGACGTCACCCGGTAGTTCTCGATCGCGAGCTTCGGCAGGTTCAGCTCCGTGGTGCCCGACGTCGAGGCCATGAACCCGGTCGTCGTGGCGACCCGCAGGGCAACGATGTTGTCCGGCACCCAGACGGCACCGTCCCACGCGTAGCGCAGGCCGGTCGACGAGCAGTAGCCCTGCTGGCCGAGCGCCGGGTTCGTCACGGCCCCCGTCAGGTCGGCGAAGGTGGTGGCGATGGCGGTCCCCTGGACCCGCCAGGCGGTGCCGTCGTAAATCTCCGTCCAGTCCCGGTCGCGCCGGTAGACGGACAGGCCGTCCCACGGGGCGACGAACGCGTTCCGCTCGGTCACGTCGTCGACCGGGAGCAGGCCGCCGTCGTTCGTGGTGCGCTTGACCAGCGAGGTCAGCACGGGCGACGTCGAGGCAGCGCTCACCAAGCCGCGGTAAACCGGGATGAACGACGCGGGCAGCGCCGGGTCGACGGGGGTGCCCGCGGAGTTCGCCCCCTGGATGATGGCGGGAACGACAGTGTTCAGGCCGGACGAGTCGTAGAAATTGTCCTTGACCTGAAACCCCACGATGTCGTGCCGGTTCAGGGTCGGGCTGCTCGCCGCGTGGCTGACGATGATGTTGTTGTCGTTGACGAACTTGTAGTCGCCCGCGCCCGTGGCAAAGGTGTTCTGGATGATGCCGGCGGTCTGGCTGATGATGCAGTCCATGCCGCTGGACACGATGAACGCAGGGACGCGCCCCGCGTAGAACCCTTGGCGCGCGGTCGAGACGGTCGCCATGTTCGCGATCGAGTGGGCCGAGGTGATGTACTGCCGGTCGAGCTTCGCCGAGTAGGTGCCTGCCTGCACGTAGCCCGGTGGGGTGAGGACGGTCATCGGGGCTGCTCCTAGCTGTAGGTCGAGCGCCACTCGAGGCGCAGGCGGGCGGCTGGATCGTAGCTGTCGAAGGCGCTGCGCCACTTGATCGTGTTCAGGCCGGGGGCGAGCGTGAACGGGCGGCCGATGATCCGGACGGTGCCGGGGGTGACCACGCCGGTACGCGAGTCCACGGTGACCACGTCGCCCGCAGGCATGTTCCGGTTGATCGTGAACTCGCGCCCGGTGGTCACGTTGCCGATCACCGGGTACGGGACCGGCCCGGTCACCCGAAAGACGGGGTAGGCGTCGATGGTCCCGGTGTTGTTGACGACCATCTCCCCGCCGGGGTTGGTCGACACCCCGTAGGTGAAGTTGTACGTCTTGTCGTAGGTGCGGCCGCCGAGCAGCGCCGGGTTCAGCAGGCCGACCTCGGCGGAGTCGACGAGCCCGCTGCTGTACTTCCACGGGGGGTTCGCGGCCACGAGGGTGAAGGACATCGTGCACGCGACTCCGCCCTCCTCGTGACCGAAGGGCGGCGAGGGGTCGAACTTGCCGGACGGCCGGGTCAGCAGCGCGAGCCGTCGGTCTGCGCCGAAGTCGTACTGCTCCCAGACGATGAGGCCGCGGACGCCAGTCAGGCTCTGCGGGCCCAGGATGCGCCTCACGCGGGCGATGTTCATCCGGAGGGTGTGCGGGTCGGGGGCGACCATCATCGCCACACAGTCGAGCACACGGGGCCCGATGGAGGGCGGTCCGGTGAGCGCGCCGTCGCGGCCGCCCACCTGGTCCAGGGGCGTGATGTAGTCGAGCCCTTCCCAGCCGCGCGGTTCCGCGCACACCGTGTAGGTGCCGTCGGGTAGCTGGGTGTTCCACCAGATGTCGACGTCGTTCGGCACGTACAGCGGGCCCATCCGGTACTGCACGTCTTGGCTGGGGACGGCGAACGTGGCCATCGGGTTCGGCACGGTCATGGCTGGTCAGACTCCCCTTACTCCGAAAATGGCGTCGGGGGAGGACATGCCCGACTGGACGTTGCCCAGGCTGACCGCGGACAGGGAGCCTGCCGACTGCAGGTCGTAGAGCCCGTTGCGGTAGACCGCGTCGGCGAAGCGCTCGAGGTCGGAGCCGGGCTGCATGACGTTCGTCTGCTGCAGCACCAGCGGGCGACCGTCCGCCCCGGTGCTCGCGCCGGTCGAGCCCGCCCCGTTGGCCAGGCTGGTGAGCGACAGGTTCGCCGCGGGCGTCGCGAGCGCTCCGGCCATGCTCGCCGCGACGTCCGTCGTCGCCGCCACCACGGCCGGGGTAATGCGCTCGAGGCCGACCACCAGGCCGCGCCCGGTGTCGACGCCGATCTCGGCGAAGAGCTTCGACGGCGAGTTGATGCCGAGGAACGACTTCACCCCGGCGACGGCGTTTTTGATCGGGGCGAGCACGGCGTCGGCGATACCGGCGGCCGCGGCCTTCACGCCGTTGATCAGGCCGTTGATCAGGTCCCGACCAGCGGACGCGAGCAGGCTGCCCAGCGAGCCGAGCGCGGAGGAGATGTTGCCGGGCAGGTTGCGGAAGAACGACAGGACGCTGTCGACGCCCGACGAGACGGCGGACGAGATCGCGTTCCACGCCGATTTCACCAGCGAAACGGCCGCGTTGAATGTGCTCGAGACGACCGATACGACGATGTTCAGCGCGCCGGAAACGACGGAAACAATCAGGTTTACCGCGCCGCGCACGATGTTTTGAATGCCGGTCCAAACCCGATCGAAATCGCCGGAAATCAATCCTAGGACGACGTCGATAACGCCCTGCACGATTTGCATGGCGGCAGTAATCACGGACGCAATCGCGTTAAAGACCGTGGTCACCACGGGTAGCAAATTGGTAATGATCGGAATCAACGCATTTGCGATGATCTCGATGATTGGCGCGACCGCGGAGACGATAAGGCCGAGCACGTCAGCGGCCTGCATGACGATCGGAATCAGCGAATTAATGATCGGAACCAGCGCTGCAATTACCGGAGGCAGCACGGCGGAAAGCAAATTCGCCACCGTCGTAATGATCGGAGCTAGCGCGGTTCCGAGCTGGGAAATCAGCGGACCGATAGCGCCGATGATCGCGTCGAACGCAGGCATCAAGGCCGAGACGAGCTGACCGACCAGGCCGCCGATCACCGAGACGAGGCCGAGCACGGCGTTCCGGAAGTCCTCGGAGCCAGCGAACAGCGCGACCAGCAGGCCGATGACCAGGCCGACCGGACCGGTCAGCAGGCTGAACACCCTGCTGAAGCCGCCCACCTTCGTGATCAGGTCGCCGATGATGCCGCCGACCGAGGACAGCACGGGGGCAAGCGGACCGATGGCCAGGCCGATCGCGCCTGCGGCCGCGGCGAACCCGGCGAGCGCACCTGGGTTGGCGACCAGGAAGTTGATGAAGGTCGTCAGCGGACCGACGGCAGCGTTCAGCGCCGACGCCAGGCCGGTCGCGATCTTGCCGATCAGGTCGCCGATCGCGGGCAGGATCGGGGCGACGGCGGTCAGCACCCGACCGAAGGCCTCGCCGAGCGCCGACATGCCGGGGGTCAGCGCCGTCACGGTCTCGCGTAGCTGGCCGATGACGGCGACCACTCCGGGCCCGACGCCTGCCGCGATGTTGGACAGCAGCGGGGCGATGTCGCCGCCGATGAGCAGCGCCAGCTCGCGCAGCACGGGGAACGCGGCCTCGCCCACAGTGGCGATCGAGCCGAAGAACGCGGCGAGCGCGTCCTGCCCCTGGGCGCTCTTGAAGAACGTCTCGGCCGCGCCGGTCAGCTTCTCCAGTGAGTTGAGCAGGCCACCGCCCGCGGCCTGTCCGGCGCTGAACACGGCACCGATCGCGCCACCCAGGTTGCCCAGGATGCGGCCGAGCTGGGAGGCCACGTCCAGCGACTTCGAGAAGAACGCCTCGAGCGAGCCGGACTCGGCACCCGCGCGGATGAAGTTCGCGAACCGGGTGGCGAGGGTGTTCACCGCGTCGCCCAGGCGGGGCAGTTGGCTCGAGCCCGCCTTGACGATGTCGAGCACGGCCTGCGTCAGCGGCAGCGCGGCCTGGCGGGCGTTGGAGAACCCGACGACGATGCCCTCTGTGCTGGCCTTGATCCGGTCGAAGGCCTCCGGGCTGTCGAGGATCGCGCCGACGTTCTTCACCGTCGAGTTGATCTCGCCCGCCAGCAGCTTGAACCCGGCGCTCGCCAGCGGCAGGTACCGCGCGGCCAACGCCTGCACGGTCCCGCCCAGTCCATCGAACAGCGCGTCCTGCACGCCGAGCTGCATCCGGTCGAATTCGGGCTTTATCCCCTGGATCGACCGCACGAAGTCGCGGGCGTTCGGCGACAGCTTCTCGAGCGCCTTGTTCAGCGCCTCCGCGTCGCCGGAGCCAACCGCCTTGAGCGCATCACCGACGCCCTTCATGCCCAGCTTGAGGGTCGCCGCCACGGCGACCACCCCGGCGAGCGCGGCAGGCAAGATGCCTATCGCCCCCGCTGCCTGCGCGGCCGCCCCGACGAGGGCGATCACCCCAGCCGAGAGCGCGCCGACCGCAGACAGGGCTGTGCCCGCGGCGGACGCCAGGAGGAGCAGCTTCCCGCCGGACAGCGCTGCGCCGAGCAGGCTCGAGCCGAGCTTGCCGACGGACTGGAACATCGACGAGAAGATTTGCTTTACGCGTCGACTCGTCTTGTCCGCGTCCTTTTCGACGCCCGCCGTACTGTCCTCGCCCAGCCCGACGGTCGCCTCCGCGAGCGCCTTGCGGATCGTGTTGCGGAACGAGAGGGCGAGCCCGCGTTCACTGGCCGTGAGCCGGATGGCCGCCGTGCCGATGATCTTCGCGATGCTCGCCACCCCCTTCGTCTACCGGTGCTGACGCACCGTCCGTTGAATCGCGGGCGGCAGCGGCGAGCCGGGCGCACCATGCCCTGCCGCTTCCAACCCCGGTCCCGCCTGCAGCCTGCCGCCGAGCGCCTGCTGCTCTGGCGTGATGCCCCACGTGTCGCGGTTCGGTCGAAGCTTCGCGCTGCTGATCACCATCGTGCGCGAGGCCTTCTCGAACTTCTCCGACGGGGCGTCGAGCCAGATGGCGTAGACCGCATCTAGCCACTGCCGGAGCGGGGTGTGCAACCCGATGCCTGCAAGTGCCAGTCTGCCCCTGAAGTACGGCCCGGAGATCGGGTCCGTTGTCATCCCGTGCAGGAGGATGACTACCGCGTAGGGCGCTCTGCAGCCAGCCCCATGAGCCACTCGAACAGCTCGGTAATCGCCTCCTGCTTCACGCTCACCTCGTCGTCGTCGAGGAGCACCTCGCGCCAGCGGCGACGCGACGATCCAGCCTCGTGCACGAGGAACTCCTCGGCGCGCTCGAGGGGCAGGAGTTCGCCCTTCTCCGGGCCGCACGGCGCGCGGAAGACGGGGGGCAGCTCCTCGTCCTCGTCGACCTCCTGCTCGACCGGCAGCGTGCCGACCTCGCTGGGCCAGTGCGAGGTGCTCCGTCCGGGGCCGAGTTCGACCTCGACCACCTGCGGGGGGCGCTCGCGCTTCGGGGGCTTGACGACTTCGGGCTCCCACTTGTTCGGGGTGCCGTCGGTGTTGTCGAGCATCTTCGCGATGGTGACGAGCATTCCCTGACCGGCCATGCTGGGATCGTTCTTCGAGTTCCACAGCATCTGGACGAGGCCGACGAAATCGAGGTTCACCACGGCGGTGAACGTGTGCACCTCGTCCAGTCCGTCGCGCTGGACGGCGAATTCGAAATCCTCGCGCCGGGCGGGGGGCGCATTCCTCTTGGTCGCACCGAAACGCTTCACGTGGTGTGGCCTTTCGTTTTCATGGGATGGGTGAGAATGGGTGGAGCCTAGCCGCCCGCGGCTGGCAGGGCGTTGATGAGGAAGTGAGTCCCTCGCGTGCCGGGGTGCCACACCGAGCGTCGAAAGACGACCTGCCCGTTTTTGATGTAGCGCAGGCTCTTTCGTCTTCGCGCCGTGATCCGGTGCGGCACCGTGCCGTCGTGCTCGAACATCGTGTAGCGGACGCGTCCGCCCCCCGCGATGACGTCCGTGTAGATGCCCTGCGAGTTCAGGCCGTTGTTCTTCCGGATGGTCGAGAGCAGCGAGCCGGTCCGGACCCGCACGAGGCCGCGGGCGGCGAGCTGCGCGCGGGTCATGCGCAGCTCGAGTTCGCGCCCGACGCTGCCCTCGGTCCGCACCCAGATGTAGGGCTGGCCGGGGTCGAGCGTCACGCGCTCCGGAGTCAGCTTGAGGCTCACGGCTACACCAGCGCCCCGACCGTGAACGCGATCGGCGCGACCAGCGCGACGAACTGCCCGTCCGGCCCGACCGGCGCGACCTCGCCCGCCTGAACGGTCTGGCCTACCGGGAGATTCTCGCGGAGCTGCGAGACCAGCTCGACGAGCGCCTGCGACAGCAGGCCCATGTCGCGGGCGAACACGACGCCCGCGGCCTCGAGCGCGGCGACCGGGGGCGGGTTGCCGGAGTCGTCCTGCACGGGGTGGCAGCGCACCAGCGAGACCACGTAGGTCACGCTGCGCACGAGCGAGACGCCCGCGGGCGTGCCTGAACGGGGCGACAACGGGCGCGCGTCGACAGCCGCGCCCGTTGTCACCCCCTGCATGGTGATCGTGAGCTGCTCGCAGTCCCAGGCCACAGCGAGCGGGTCGCCCGCGCCGACGTAGCGCCGGGCGGGCAGGTCGACGTCGTTCGGGTTGGTCGACGCGGCGAAGTGGGCGACCACGGCGGCGAGGATCTTCGTCCCCATCGCGTGCACGTCCAGCCCCTGACCGGCGCTCACGAGCGTGCCGCTGCCAGCTCGCGGGTACGCGCCTTGAGCACGTCGACCGTCATGGCCTCCGCGTCCTCGTCGCTGACCTCCGGGTCCAGCGCGCGGAGGTGCGCCTTCCACGCTGCCTTAGGCGCGCTCGCCGCGGGACGCACGAGCGCCTCCGCCGAGATCGCGTCGAGGTCGGCGGCGAGCGTCCCGTCCCCTTCCACGTCGACGTGCTCGTCCGCCTGGCGCTCCGCCTGGCGGGCGCGCAGGTCGCGCAGCGTGGGCGCGTTGTCGCCGTACTCGTCCTCGTCCTCTTCGTCCTCGGCGAGGCTCGTCTCGTCGAGTTCCTCGGTGGTGCCGTACCGCTGCAGGAGGTCGAGGTACTCGGCGCGTCGACCGATCAGCTCCTCGGCGAGCCACGGGTCGAACTCGCGCGCCTGCTCCTCCTCGAGGCCGAACGTGGTCAGCATGAACGGCCACAGCTCGAGCAGGCTCTGCAGCTCGTCGTCGGTCAGGTCCGGCGCGGGAATCTCGCCGCGCGGCCGCACCTGCTTGCCCGCGTTGACGGGGTGGTGCGGCGAGTCGTACGGGGCGAATGGGTCGACGAACGTCACGACAGGTTCCTCCGGTTGGTGCGCGGGACATCGGGGCTGTAGACGCGGGCCCTCTGCGGGCGACCCTGCGGGTTGATGGCCTTCACCCACAGGTCGACGGAGCGCAGGCCGGTGAGCCCCTTCTCGAGGAACTCGTTCGGGTCCGCGTAGGTGGTGGTGACCTCTTGGCGGGTCAGGCTGGTGACGTTGCTCGGCAGGCGACACCCGGCGATGCCGTGGAAGTCGCGGGCGAACTCGACCCCCAGGGTCACCGCGGCGTCGCGGCCTCCCGCGGGGGGCGCTTCGCCGTAGGTGTAGACGATGACGGTCTCGCCTGCGCACACCTGCCAGAGGCCGCCGTCCGTGCGCTCGAGCACGCCAGCGTGGTTCAGCCGGTAGGCGGTCGGGTCGAGCAGGACGCCCTCGACCGTCACGGAGGTGATGGCCTGAACGGGCGAACGGGGCAGCTTCACCCGGCGCGGCTGGGCGATGTGGTCGACGACCGAACCGGACGTCATCCAGCACGGGCACTCCCCCCATGACGAGTGGGTGATCCAGTCGCCGCGCCACGGTGCCGAGGTCGGCAGCGAGCGCAGCGTGACCTCTTCGTGGCAGCCGATGCCGTACCAGACGCGACCGGTCAGCATCCACAGCAGTTCGCTCGCCCGCATGAGCTGCACGGCGAGCTGGTCGTCGGTGAGGCCGAGTTCGGTGCGGATGGCCGCGGGAACGTCGGCGGGCGTGGCCCAGGGGGCGCACAAGACCGGCGACACCACGGCGGGAATCGGTCCGGTCACGGGTCCCCCTGTCGATGAGCTGACGAGCGCGAGCGTGCTCGTCCGTGCGGAACCGCGGATCGTCTCGCCGAGCGCGGCACCCCCCAGCGTAAGGGGTGACGTCCTGGCGGAGGCCGCCGACTTGCCTCCGTCGATCATGGTCGACAGGGCGACGCTGGTGCCCGTGACTCCGGCCGTCGCCTTGCTGCCCGCGACGGTGGTGGCCAGGGCGACCGTCGACACCACGTCGCCGACGGGTCCGGCGGCAGGCTCCTCGTCGGTGACCACCACGTCTACCCAGTAGTTCGCCGCGGAGCCGGACCCGTTGGCGGGGTACGCGTAGTCGGCGGCGTAGAAGAACCTGCCCTGCGCGTTGCTGGCGGCCGCGGCCTCCGACGGGGCGGAGAGCAGGCCGTTCACGATGCCAGCGGAGCCGGGGCCCGACCGCCAGTAGAGGCCGGTGGCGACCAGGCCGCTCGGAAAGTGGATGGTCGCCACGTACTGCACGCCCGCGGTCAGCTCGACCGGGGTGTCCAGATCGGCGCGCAGCCACCCGGTTCCGCTGACGGCGAACGTCACGCGCGTGCCGGGCACCTCTGCCCCACCCAGCTCGTAGAGCACGGCCTTCACCGCACCTGTGATGCCGGTATCGGGACGCCAGAACCGGAACCCGACCAGCCAGGCCTGCGCGGAGACGCGCACCTGCACACCCAGGTTGACCGGCGAGTCAGCGGCGGACGCGCCGGGGCCCGATGTCGCCGGCCACAGCAGCAGCTCGGCCACAGGTCAGCCCGTCGCGGTCTCGGTCGGGGTCAGGCCGTAGGTGCCCGGCGCGCCGTAGGTCTCCGGCGCGGGCAGTGCCCCGCCCGTGACGAAGCTGCCCCCCGACGCCAGCGACCAGACGCTGTAGTGGGTGTAAGGGCCCCCCGCGGGTACGGGGATGAGGGCTTGCGAGCCGACCGAGCTGCCGCCGGAGGGGGCCGCCCAGGTGGTCTGCGTGCGCGTCACCCCTGCGCCCTCGTTCGCGCCGGTCGTGCCGGGGTCGCCCGTGTTCAGGCTGCACCAGTTGCCGAGCGCCGTCACCGCGGCAACAGCCGCGTTGCGGGCGGCTACGGAGTGGGACATCGTCGGAGCCTTCCTGTGCTGCTGGGAAGGGGGCGACGGCCCATGAACCGTCGCCCCCTCTTCTCACCCATCCTGTCTCGCACCGTGGCGCGAGACCAGGCCTTACGCGACCGTCACGAAACCCGGCGACAGGTCCGGGACGTCGGCGACGCGCGCGTACTGCCAGACGCGGTCGGAGGGGAAGGCCCAACCGCCGGGCAGCGGGCCGTCACCCCAGTTCGCGTTCTGGTTCGAGAACCCCTCGAAGCCGGGCAGCATCGGGTCGGAGCCCGACGCGGTCCACCCCTCGGAGGGCTTGAGGAACACCCGCGGCAGGACCCAGTGGAAGTACGGCAGGTCGGCCGCGTAGGCGGAGTCGACCACGGCGCGCGTCCACAGCTCGAGCGAGATGCCGTTCGGGTTGGCCGTGACGCCCACCTGCGGGGCGCGGTAGCCGATGGTCGACGCCAGCACGCCGGGCGTCACGGTGGTGACGGCCACCGCGGGCGACGCTCCGCCGGTCAGCAGCGCGCCGTCCGCCGTCATCTGGGCGACGTTGCCGAGGGTGGCCTTCCACGTGGCCACGTACGGCGTGCCGGGACCGGGGCCGCCGGTCACCACCACGTCGGCAGGGGCGACGTTCGACAGCGCCTCGAGGGCCGCCGTCACCGCGGCCGCGGCCGCGTTGTAGGCGATGGCGGTCGTCGTCTGACCTGCGTAGGTCAGGGTGAAAGTACCGCCGGTCGGCGTGCCCGTGATCGTGATGTTCTGGACCTCCTGCACTGCCGCCCGCTCGATCGTGTCGCCGCCGATGAAGAACGACTGCACGTTCGGGTCAGGGGTGCAGAGCTGCAGGTCGGAAATCGTGCCCTGCTTGAGGGTGTCCGGCGCGCGGTAGGCGAGGCACACCACGCCCGAACCGTTCGTCTGGCTGATCTCCTCGGCCTCGTTGTACTCGAGGCCGATGGTCGCCGCGACCAAGGCGTCCGTCGTGTAGCAGGTGTCATCGCCCGCGAGGGGCGCGCCGGTCGCGTCGAGGAGGGTGGCCCGGAGGCCGAGCGCAAAGAGAGACCCTGCGCCGTCGTAGTCCGCCACAGCGGTTCTCCTTACGGGGTGGGTTCGGGCAGCGTCACGGTCAGGCCGTGAACGATGCAGGGGTCGAAGTAGGCAGCGCCCATCCGCTCTGCCGTGACCAGGCGCAGGTTCTCCCGGTGGTCGATCAGCTCCTCGGTCACGACGGGCGAGAGGCGCACGGCGACCGGACCGGTCCCGTACATCCACAGGCCAGCCGCGACGGAGGGGGCAACCCCTGCCGTGGTGGTCGTGACGGCGACGGCCGGAGCCGTGCCGCCCGTGAGCCCTGCGCCGGACCCGGTCATCTGGGCGACGTTGCCGAGCGCCACGTTCCACGTCACCGTGTAGGCCGCGCCCGGAGCGGGCCCCCCGGTCACCACCAGGTCGCCGGGGGCGATGTTCGACAGCGCGATGAGCGCCGCCTGCACCGCGCTGGCGGCCGCGTTGTAGGCGATGGCCGCGGTCGTCTGGCCGGAGTAGGTGAGCGTGAACGTTCCGCCCGTGGGGACGCCCGTCAGCGCGACGCTCTGCACCTCGGCCGTGCCTGTGTCGAACGGGCCGGTGCCGGGGTAACCAGCGTCGGCGATGACGCGCGCGCCGGTCATGGTCTTGAGCAGGTTGCCCTCGACCACCAGGGCGTGCGCGATGTGCGGAACGACCTCGATCGGCACGTGCAGCACGACGTCCATGCCGAGCGCCGCGTCGCGCGTGGCCTCCTCGAGGAACCCCAGCGCTTCGGCCGGGGTGCGGGAGCCCGCGTGCACGGTCACCCGCGACTCGTCGGCGAGGTAGGCGTTCACCACGCCTGCCGTGCCCTCCGGGTCGGTGTAGGAGTGCGTCCTCGTCCAGTCGCCCGACCAGAGTTCGCGGGCGAGGAACCAGGACGTCGAGCCCTCGAGCTGACGGCGCACGCGCGCCTGGTCGTCGGTGGTGTCGCCGTAGCGGGTGCTGCAGCGATCTTCGACGCGCAGGGGCGACGGCACGTAGTAGACGACGCCCTCGTCCCCTTCGCCGACGAGCGGACCGAAGCCGGTCGCGTCGTCGCAGGGGTCGAAGAGCCGCCCCTGCGGGCAGCGCTCCGGACGCCAGGCGATGCCGTTTTCCCAGCGCGCCTCGTCGTTCGGGGTGAGCGCTGACGAGACCAAGCTCCGTGCCGGAGCCTGCGCGGGCGCGGGTGCCGACACTGGTGCGAACTGCATCCCAGTCTCCTTTCAGGAGCGCCGTCCCGCCCCGTGGGTGTCAGGGCGGGACGGCGGTCGTCTGCTAGTCGGCGGCCGATGCGGTCGTGACCGTAGCCGCGGACTGGCCGGTCGGCTGCACGGCCATGTTCACCGACATGGACTCGATGCCGCGGTTCGCCGCGATCTCGAAGGACTCCGAGAACGTCTGGAACCGGTTGTCGGCGTTGAGCGTGCTGTCCCGGACCAGGCCGAGGTTCAGCTCGCCGCCGTCCAGGTAGAGCCAGGAGCCCTCCTGGAACAGCATCATCTCGACGACGTCCGGGAAGCCGGGCACCTCGGCCTGCGCCGCGGCGAGCGCGTAGAACTGGTCCGGGATGACGACGTCCGGGGTCGGCGTGGCCAGCGTGCGACCGGCGATGCCGTCCAGGTGCCACGTGATGTTGACGTTCCGCACCCGGAACCACTCGTCGATCATCGCGTCCGCGATGGCCAGCACGGTCGGGCCGTCGCCGACCATCTGCCGGACCATGTCGGCGCGCATCAGGTTCTGCGCCCACGCGGGCAGGATGGCGCGCAGCGAAGCGCTCTGCGCCAGACGGTGCACGTTGCGGAAGTACGCCGTCACCTTGTCCAGGGTGGCCAGGATGTCGCGCACCGCGCCGAGCAGGCGGTTCGTGTAGAGCGGCTTGCTGCCCGCGCGAAGCTGGGTGAGGAGCTTGTTCTCGGAGAACCGGGCGTGCGCGATCCGCTGCGCGCGGATGCTCGCGTCCATCTGTTCCGGGTCGAACCGCGAGGACATGTTCGAGAACGTGAGGCACATGTACGTGGCCTCGACCTCGGCGGTCAGGATGCCGGGGCACGCGATCTCGACGCAGGTCTTCGGCACCAGCGGGTCGGCGACGTCGTTCGCCTTCGTCCACGTGCCGATGCCGCCCGTCTGGGTGACGCCGTCCAGCGCCGGGCGGTAGGTGATGCCGCCCCGGTCAGCGCCGAAGCGGGTCAGCGCGTCGCGGACCGGACGGTCCTCGTCGCCCAGCACGGGGATGTCGTAGAGCACCTCGAGCGGGGCGCACAGGCCAGCCGCGACGAGCGCGTTCTGCTGAGCGCTCCGGCTGAGCACGTCGTTCTGGACGCGCTCCACCTTCTCGATGTTCGTGAAGGCGTCCGCGTTCGCGCCGAGGTGCCGCTCCTCCGGGTACCGCGTGACGATGCGGACCATGTCGGCGCGCACGCTGGACGGCGCGCGTCGGAGCTGGTCGTTCCGGCGGGCGAAGGCCTCCGCGATGCCGCGCCGGGTGAGCTGCTGCTCGCCCTCGAGGCTCGAGCCGGGCAGCGCCACCGTGGTCGCGGTCGCCCGCGGGCGCGCGATGGGCGCGATCGGCGTCTGCGGCTGGGTGCCTCCCAGTCGACGCCCTGCAGCCGTGACGGCCTGCGGGTCGGCCGCGGGCTCGACCGGAGCCGGGTCGCCCTCGGGTGCCGGGTCGGCCGCGGGCGGGTCGGCCTGCGGCTCCGGGACCACTTCGGGCTCCGGGGCGGGCGTCTCCGTCAGCGCCTGCAGCTCGGCGAGCTGCGCGGCCTGGGTGTTGGCCAGCTCGGCGCGCCGGGACAGCTCGCCCGACACCTGCCGCGCCTGCGTCGCCAGCTCGGTCACGGCGGCCGCGGACTCCGCGGTCGGGGTGCCGGTGTACTGGGCGCTGGCCGTGCGAATGGCGGCGAGTGCCGCGTTCAGCTCCTGGGGGGTTGCATCCTGGAGCCGAGTCAGGATTTCCGCGATGTCCACGGTTCCCGTCCTCTCCGTTCGATTCGGTAGGGCGGCTCCAGCTAGGCCGGAAACACGATCGTGCAGCTAGGCCGACGTCCGTGCGGGTCTTGCCCCGTTCGAGCGTGATCGTAGGTGAGGTCGCGGAAGAGGGTCGCGAACTTGCGTGGTTGCGCGCAGAGCGCCCCCCGTAGGTGCCACTACGGGGGGCGCTCGCGGTGCGGGATTGACCGGTTTCTGTCCTGCTTTTGTCTAGTTCTGGCTGGCCTTCTGCCCACCCTTGACGACGTCGCGCATGATCTCGCAGAGGTAGGGCGCGAACACCTGAACGCCCACGTCGAGGATGCTGGCCTCCGTGGGCGGGGCCTCGATCAGCCTGTCGAGCGCCTGCATACCGGGGTTGAAGTCGCCCTGCAGCGCTGCCCTCCGGACCGCGTCGCAGGTGTCCCGGTCCCAGTCGTGCTCGTAGGGGCACTTGCAGGGGTTGTTCTTCGTGTTGTACTCGCTCAGCTCGAGGCCGCGGACGTGCAGACCGGCCAGCAGGTTGTGCATCTCCCAGGCCAGGACGCGAAGCATCTTCAGGTTTCGCACGACCGAGGAGGTCACGGCCGCGGTGTACTGCATCACGAGGTAGGGCTCGATGTGGACGGCGAGCGCCCCCGACCGCACGACACCGAGCAGCACGGCATAGATGTGCTCTCCGGCCTGCTCGTCGATCGGGTTCGGTTGGCGCTTCGCGGGGATGGTGGTCATCGGGGCCGGTCTCCTACGGGGTCGGGTTGATGGTCGGGTTGGTGGCCTCCGCCGGGTTGGGCAGCGGGGGCGGGGTGGTCGGGCCGAGTTCGCCGTTCGGCCCGTTGGGCTGAGCGCCGTTGTACGGGTCGGTCGGGGTCGGCTCCGGGGTGGTGGTCGGGTCCGGCACGGGTGCCGGGTCGTCGGAGTTCACCGCGACGGGCGCGGCCTGTCCGGCGGGCGTGCCGGTCGTCCCCTGGGTGGCGGAGCTGCTCATCGGTTCGGGCGTCGCGCTGGGCGAGGTCAGCATCACGCCGGGGTCGTCTGGGGTGAGGTTCACCGACGGCGCGTCGGTGCCGAGCTGGTGCGTGTCGGCGACCTCGACCGCGGGAGCGTCGGCGGGGCGCTGGCCGAACGCGGGGACCGCGAACACCAGCAGGAGCAGGGCAACGACGGCAATGGCTGCGACAGCCAGCGCGCCGTGCCGTCGGAACAGGGCTTCCATGTCGGACGTGCCTTTCGGGTTGGCGCTGGTCAGCGCAGGGGCGGGCACTTGTGGGGTAGGTGGAACACGTGGCCTGCGCGGCGGAGCGCCTCACGCTGCAGCCTGCTCGTCGGCAGACCTGCCGTGTAGGTGTCGCCGGTCACGGTGAGCAGGTAGGAGTCGTTGGGCTTGTCGTTGACGGTGTCCTCTTCGGGCACCAGCGCGACGATGACGGGCGCGCCCCTCGACATGCGGCCAGTCTTCGCGTTGACGACGCGCCCCTTGCACTTCGGGCAGCGCTGCTGGTCGTAGGTGGGGACGCGCACGTCAGGCCGCCTCGTCCAGTCGTCGGACGATCGCGGTCAGGGTGCCGTCGCCGTTGCGCTTGAGGGTGAAGCTGGTGCGGTAGGGCAGCGTCTGCAGCGCGGCCATCCAGTCGGCCTCGACGACGGTGCGGGTCGTGCTGGTGACGGCGACGTAGTCCTTCATCGCGATGGCGTTCAGGGTCGCGCCCGGTGCCTCGACCTTCTCGGCGAGCAGGTGGCGCGCGATGCCGCTGGCCGCGGCTCGCATGGTCTTCGGGAAGGCGCTCATCCGGGCTACCCCTCTCGGTGTCGGTAGCGCGAACAGTACCCCCCATCGTGGGGGGTGTCAAATGGGCATGATCACGACCGCTAGAGTCGACGCGCGGAAGTGGTTCACTGCGGCGGTGCAGAAGGGCCCGCGCCCTGGGGAGAGGCGCGGGCCCTTCGTCGTGCCGAGGGTCAGCCCCTCGAGAAGGTCAGCGTCCAGGCGTCGCCGACCTCGACCTCTTCGGCGACTTCGCCCTTGACCGTCATGCCCAGACTGAGCGCCGGGGTCGCCTCCGCCCACTCGGCGTTACGACCCTGCTCGTAGTCGGGCCGGAACTGCAGGCTGACCTGGTCCCCGTGCTCGACCCTCGACTCGACGACCACCTTCGCCGTGAACCTCTTCGACATGGTTACTCCTCCGTAGCCTTTGCCTTTTTGGCTTCCCACTCCTCGACCGCGGCACACGCCTCCGCGCGGCTCCCCGCGTTCACCTCCTGGCTACCGGGCCAGTTGGTGTCGCCAGTCGAGCACATTTTCTTGGCTGCGTTCACCGCCGTGGCGATGGCCTGCGACTGGTCCATCCCCTTTTCCTGCAGGTGCTTCGCGATGCGCTTGATGTACTTCGGCAGGCCGCCCGCCTTCTCCACCCAGTTGGCGAGGTCGTCGACCAGCGGAGGCCAGTCGGCGAACACCTCGTCCAGCTCGGCGAGCGCGCCCTCGTGCAGCGCGCCCACGTCGACGAGCGCGTCCAGCTCGGCGAGGGCGGTCGCCTGGCGCTCGGCAAGCATCTTCTCGCGGGCCCACGCGAGCAGCTCGCGGTCGGCCCGGTTGAGGCCGAGCTGCCCGTCCGGCACGTTCGCGGGCAGAGCGCCGGCGGCGACGAGCGAGATGGGTGCGCCGGACGCCACGCGGGCCCGCGGCACGGGGAAGCCGGGCACGTTGACGCTGAGCACGGCCACCATCTCGAGCTGCCCGCGCACCGCCCGCCAGTCGCCGGACGCGGCGGACGCCCGGAACCGGTGGAGCTGCTCGGCCGTGAGCGTGCCGCGCACCACCCCCGATGCCCAGATGCCGTGTTCGCCGTCGGTGAGCCGGACGTCGGCGGCCGCCGTGCCGGTGTGGTCGTAGTGCCGCGCGGCCATCTGCGCGTTGCTGGTCAGCTCGGCGTGGCTGGCGTCGAGCGTGATCTGCCCGACCGCCAGCTCGCCCGCGTCGGTGAGCACTGCGCCCGTGTGGAAGTAGGCGTATCCGGACGGCGACCGGGGGGCGGTGCGGCACTGCCCCGGAAACCCGATGTGGCACACCCCCCAGGCCGCGATGTGGCCGGAGAGGTAGTGCCTGCCGTCGGGCCCCTCGGTGATGGCCAGCGCCTGCGGACCGTCGGGCTCCGGGATGTGGAAGGCCTCCGCCGGTAGGGGCGGGGGGGCGATGGCGGCGACCATCGGCTCGCCTCCGCCGAGCGGGTAGTCGGTGACGTTCCCGCCGAGTGCGACGCGCAGCCGGTCGAAGGTCACGGGACCGGTAAAGTTGAGCGCGCTCGGCTCAACTCCGTAGCCCGCGGTGACGTGGGGCTCCCAGCGCTCGTGCTGCTCCGGGAATCGCAGCTCGCCGAGCAGCTCGCGCAACCGGTAAACGACCTCCGACTGAATCGCTTCCGCCGTGCCACGCTGCTCCGACCCGTCGAAGAGGTAGACCGTCGCAGGCTCCTGCCCGTCCGCGCCGCCGTTCGGGTTGAACAGGGCGTGCGCGAACACGTTCAACGTGACCGGCCCCATCTGACCGGGGCCGCGGTAGTCGCCGACGGCGACCTCCTCGACGGGCCCGCCGGGCGCGCCCTCGAGCGAGTGGTCCGTGATGCTCAGCGCTCGCTGATGCACCGCGGCGACGATCTCGCCATCCCAGCCGGTGACGTCGTCGCCGAGGTAGGCCAGCGTCATGTGCAGCTCTTCGGCCGGGTCGCCGCCGGGCACGGCCAGCAGCGTCGGGTCGGCTGGCACGAGCGCGACCATGCCGCCCGTGTGGGCAGGCTTCTCGTCCGGCTCGACCTGCACGTCCGGGTCGGCCTCGCTGCCCGGCACGATGTCCTCCTCGCCGTCCGCCAGGCCCAGGCCGAGCGCGCACGGGGCGCAGTGCGAGTCCAGACCGATCGCGCGGAACGACACGGCGGAGGCCGTGATCACCTGCCCGCCGTCCGGGACCATCAGCTCGCCGTCGACCTCGACGTACGCGTCCGCGAACGCGGGCTGCGCGACCAGGGTGCTCGCCGCGATGACGGCCTGCATCATGCGCATCCGCGAGGGGCGCTCGTTCGGGTCGTCCGGGTTGGAGTCCTCCGGGTACTCGAGTTCGACGACCAGGTCCGACAGGTCGACGGAGTTCCCGGAGAGCGCCCGGTCCATCACCATCTGGTAAGCGCTCTTGCCCTCCGGCACGTCCGGGTACATCCAGCCCTTCCCGGACCAGACGAACGTGCCTTCGGGGAACGGCTGGCCGGTCGTCTTCTGCACGACCTCCGGGCCCGGTCGACGCACCATCTCGGTGATCGCGCCGACGATGTAGGCGTTGTCGTGGCCTCCGCCCCCGCCGTCCGGGGTGCGCACCTGCGCGAGCAGGGACAGGGGCAGTGCTCGGTGGCTGATGCCTCCGGGCTCGAGCCAACGGCCGTCGGCGGTGTCCATCCCCTCGATCGCCATCACGGGAAGGCTGATCGGCTTCGCGCCCTCCGGCATCGTGGTCGGAGCCGCGGGCAGCTCCTCGGCCGGGACGTCCTCGACGGGCAGCTCCTCGTCGACTTCGGGCGCTTCGATCGTAGGTGCCGTCATGGCCGCTTACCTCCGAGGAATCGTGCCTGCAGGGTCTGAATCTGCTCGTGCTGGTCGCGCATGATCTGCGCCGTGGTGCCGGTGCGGCCTGCCGCGTCGTCGCTCTCGGCGAGCTTGATCAGGTCCGCCATTTGGCGAGTGGGAACCGCCAGGCGCTCCCGCACCTGCTCGGCGTAGGCGGGGACCGCGTAGGCGGGGACGTAGTCGCACATGCAGCCGCGGTGATCGCCGGGCCGGAAGTGGGTGCCGACCCACGCGAACTTGCCGCCGTACACGCCCGCCGTCTCGAGCTTCGGGTCGGACCAGTCGGCGAACTTCGCGCCCTCGAGGTCCCAGTGAGGGTCGAACTTCCGCGGGTCCAGGGTGATGCCGTACACCCACAGGTAGCCCAGCTCGACCGCGCCGTGCTGCTCCATCTCGCGCCGGACCGTGTCGCCGTTGGCGAGGCCGCCGACCGGCTCCCCGGTGACCGACCGGCCGTACTCGTCGAGGCCGCCGGAGGTCTCCGGGAGGCCGCCGACGATGGCGAGCGCGGTGCGCAGCAGGTACGGCGGGACCGCGCCGGGGGGAATCTCGCCGGGCAACTCCTCGTCGTCCTCGCCCTCGAAGAGCAGCTTCGACGCCCGGTCGCGCAGGCCGTCGTGCAGCCGCGACCAGCCGTCGTCGACCCTGCTGCCCATGTCGTCGCGCATCCGCTTCGCCGCGGCCCGTCCGGCGCGCGACTCGGCGTCGAGGCCGAGGAGCTGCAGCACGCGCTCGACGACGTTCTCGATCGCGGCGAGCACCCACTTCGTGAACAGGGTGCCGAGCTGGGCGAAGGCCTCGCGCAGCAGGTGGTCGTCGTCAGCGTTGAGGGCGAGGGCGCGCTCGCGGCCGACGTGACGGCCGAGGACGAGCACGCTCATGCCGCGCAGCTCGGCGTGCAGGGTGGCGTCGGCGGTCGCCTTGCCGCGCAGGCGGGCCCCGGCGACCTCGAGCGCGCGGGTCATGGCCGCGTCGCACGCGGCGAGGAGGGTGTCGCGCAGGGTGCGGTCTACCTCCATGAGGCGTCGGGACTCGTCGAGCGCGATGCGGTACTGCTCGTCGGCCTGATGCTGGCGTCCACTTGGGACGGTCGCGAAAGCCTGTCCGGACAAACCGAGGTAGGGCACTTGAGGTGCAGTGACCCTCATGAGAGCGCTCTCATGAGCACTTGCCGCGATGGCAGGTGGGGCCGTGCTCGGCACCGTGCCGGGCCCATCCGCCGGACCGGCCGGACCGCGCGGCGGAGTGCCCGCGGGCAGCGCCGGAGCGGGGGCCCCCTGCTCGGCGGCCGCGGGGAACTCGAACGGCTGGTCCGGGTCGTTGGCCACCAGGTAGCGCAGCAGCGCGGTCGCCGTGGCCTGATCGAAACCGGCCTTGAGGGCGACCATCTCGACGACCTCCTGCGGCGTCGGCGCGTCGCCGTCGTTGAAGCCGAGCGCGCGCCGGAACGAGGCGTTGCCGATCGCGCCCTCGCGGCGTGCGTCGAGCGCGTCCTGCCGCCGGTTCGGGTTCTCGGTCAGGGTGCCGAGGTCGTACCAGGTCCGGACCTGCCGCACCTGGTCGATGGGGAAACCGCGCTTGAGCAGAGCCGCGCGCAGCAGCGCCCCGGTCAGGCTGTCCGCCATGAGCCGGACGCCGGGCTCGATGTGGTGGCGCGCGGTTGACGCGTCGATCTGCCACGCGGTCCAGTGGTTCGCGTCCCCCATCCCCTTGAGGATCTCCGGGGGGATGTCCATCCCAGCGGCCAGGCGGCCGAGACACGCGGCGAGCTTGTCGTTCAGCTCCTCCGAGTCCTCGCGCTCGAGGCGCTCGTGACGCCACGCCTGAATGTCCTCGATGCTGCCGGTCAGCACCACGGGCACCGTGCCGCCGGGGTCGCCCTCGTTCGCGATCGGCGCGTTGATCGCTTCGGTGAACTCGGCCATGAACGGCGAGTCCTCCTCGTCGCCGTCCGCGTCCTCGCGCACGTTGCGCATCATCGTCATGCCATCGGGCATCAAGATCACGCCGTTGGCCATGATCCGGGACCGCATCACTGCGCGCATCTCGCGGCCGATGAGGCAGATGTCCTCCATCGTGCCGATCATCGCGTGCAGCGCCGAGTCGGCGAGGTGACTGCGTCGCGGGTGCGGCACCCACAGCCGGTACAGCTCCTCGCCGCCCTCGTCGGACAGGTCGATCCGCCGGCCGATTCCACCGGGCACGGTCTCGTCGATCAGGTGCACGGTCCGGCCGTCGGTGCCGAACTCGACCTCGTCGACCGAGCGGATCTTCCACTGCTCCTCACCGGTCCACTCGTCGTAGAACCCGTGCAGGTAGCACTCGCCCGCGACGTCGAAGTTCTCCGACCAGACTCCGAGAAACTGGTAACCCGCGTCCAGCGGCAGGCGGGCGAGTTCCTCCTCGGCGGCCTGGCAGAGCGCGGGCGGCAGGGTGATGCGGGCCCGCTTCTCGGCGTCCTCGTCGTTGCGCAGGGACAGCGGGATGGGCTCGTCGTCGTCGCCGACGATCTGCGCGACGAAGAACCGCACGCGGCTGATCGCACGCGCCCGGTACTGCAGGCCGTAGCGGAGTTCGCCGATCATGTCCCGGTAGCCCCAGGCCAGCGCCTGCCACTGCTGGCTGCGCCTGCCCGCGATCAGCGAGCGCACGGCGTCCGGGTTGCTGCTGTCGATGCGGGCCCCGGACGCCCGCATCACCTTCGGAGCCGTGCGCCGTGGCTCACCTGGGCGCGCGGCGAAGGCCGCGGCTGCAGGCTCCCTGGGCGGGGGGGCGGCCGCGGTAGCCGCCTGGCGGAAGGCCTGGGCGGCTACTCGGCCCCGTTCGGTCACGGGCACGTCGTCGCTCCTATTCGTCGTGCGCGGATGCCACACCGACCACGGCGCTCACGGCGAGCACGGTGGACAGCGGCCTCCACAGGGGAGCCAGCTCAGGAGTGCTGGCGACGGCGACCACGGCGGCCGAGATCCAGAAGCCAGCGCACCAGGCGCAGTAGGTGAGCGGCAGCAGCGGGTGCTCCTCGCCGTCGGGGGCGCGCTCCTCGAGCGCGCGGACGGCGGCCTCGCGGGCGTGGACCACTCCGGGCAGGCTGTCGCGCAGCCACAGACGGGTGAGCCGGAAGGCCGCGGCCGCCGTCACGGCGACGGTGAGCGCGTCGCGGGTCCATTTGAGGTTCACGCCTGCGCCTCCTGCTCCACCTGGTCCGGCCACGCCTGGATGACGCTCGCCCACGGGGGGGCCCACGACTTCATCCGGTGCGCCGAGCAGGGTGCGCAGATGGCCTGCGGCAGGATGCTCGGCGTGCCGTTCTCGGTCTCGATGGTGAACCCGCTCGCCGCAATCGTGCCGGACGGCGGGCGGGGCGTCTTGTCGTAAGCGACGGGCGCGTACCAGGTGGGCTCGTTGTTCGGGTCGCGCGGGTTGTCCGGGGCGTGGCCGTACACGTAGAGCCCGGTGTCGGCGGCGAAGACCTTGGCCTTGCGGACGACCTCGCCGCCGGGCAGCGTCACGATGGCGGGGAACCACGATGCGTAGATGTGGTTCGGCATCGGGGCGGGCGGGCGGGGCGGGTCCGTGAGAGCGCTTCCACGGCGGGGGGTCGGGCGGGGCACGCGTTGCGGCATTCGGAACTCCTCGAGTCGGGGGTCCGGTGATCGTAACGGCAAACACCCCCGACCCTGTGGGGGTCGGGGGTGCAGTGGGGGTGCAGGGTCAGACGGGGTTCAGCTCGCCCCTGACGAGGTCCGGGCCCCACGTGGTCGAGTAGGTGCGCTCCGGCCAGTCCAGCAGCAGAGGGGCGATCTCCGGGCACTCGGTGACGTGCGCACCGCAGTCGACGCACGAGGCGTCCGGCTCGATGTCGCCGTCCCGGCGCAGGTTCTCCATGTCGGCGATGGACAGGTCCATCTCGCAGGCGAGCTTCATGCCGTAGGCGAAGGTGATCTGCACTCGCCGGGTGTAGGTGCGGGCGGCCGCGGTGCGGTCGTAGCTGGCCTGGGGGGCGTTCGCCGTGTTCGTCATGTGGATAGCGTACCCCCCATCGTGGGGGGTACGCAAGCCCCTTCTAGTCGCAGAAGTGGAGCTGCTCCCAGGCCAGCCACATCGGGCGGTCGCGACCCTCGAACGCCACCATCGCGCCGGGGCCCGCCTTCATCACGATGGTGCCGAGGGGCAGCTCGGCGGCGAGGTCGCCGTCCTCCTCGCCCGTGGCGACCACCTGAACGATGTCGCCGGGGCGCGGGTCGTCCGCCCGGACCCGGAGGTCGAGCGCGAAGTCCTCGGCCGTCTGGCACTGCGCCTCGAGGCAGCAGTCCTGCTTGTGCCCGTGCTCGCACACGGCGACGAAGTAGGCGCAGAAGTCGCCGAGGAAGACCATCATCTCGCGGCCGCTGGCGACGTCGACCAGGTAGACGCTCCGGTCGGCGGGGTGGCCTCCGGCCTCCTCGATGGTGTCGACCGCGGCGAAGCGGTAGACGGTCTTGCTGTCGTAGGGGCGGACGTGAAGGGCGGGCGTCGTGTTCGTCATATGGGTAGCGTACCCCCCACGGTGGGGGGTGTCAAACCGAGGGGCGGAAACATTCATAGCCAATGAATCCATCGGCCTGGCCGTGCACAGCAGAGCGCCCCGCTCCCTCGAGCTGGGGGGCGGGGCGCTGGTGGCCGGCGGTCAGACGTGGAAGGGGTCCGTCACGGTGCCGTTCGGGTAGACGTCGATGGCCAGCTTCTCGCCGTCGGTGTCCGTCTCGGTGATGCGCATGAACTGGTCGATCATCTTCACGGCGAGCCGGGTGCCCGTGCCGCGCACGTCCTTGATGGTGCGCAGGAGGTGCGTGCACTGCTCCGGGGTGGCGTTGTCGGTGACCGTGGTGGTGATGGTGTGGCTTCCGTTGTTCGTCATGGGAGTAGCTTAACCCCCCACCGTGGGGGGTGTCAACACGGAATCTCAACCATGTGACCTGCTTCACTAGGAGTTGCGTACCCCCCACCGTGGGGGGTACGCTCGTGTCATGACGAACACGATGCACGCCGAGAACCTCCTCGCCGACTACAACGCCCGCATCGCCCGCAAGTGCGAGGCACTCGGGTTCACCGAGCACGCCCGCGACGCCCGTCGCCGCCAGGCGAGGATGCTCGCCCCCATCCACGCGGCCGCCCTGATCGAGAACGCCATCCGCTCACTCTGACCCCGGCACACCAGGGCCCCCAACCCTCAAGGGAAGGGGGCCCTTTGTCGTGCTCGAGGCAGGTGCATTCATCGTCTATGAATACATCTACCGTTCGAACTTGATCGGGTTCTGCCGGTCGGCCTCGTCCTCCTGCACGGTCGCCAGCAGGACGGACCGCCAGCGCGTTCGCAGGTGCAGCCCTTCCCAGTCGAGCGCCTGCGCACCCTCGTCGACAAGCTGCAGGCGCTGGCCGTTGATGAGCGACCACCACCAGCGCCCGTCGGGCAGGCGCGAGGCCTGGTCGCCCTCCTCGTCCTCGAGGCGCAGCACGTGGTCGGAGGGGCGCACCTCGCGGTCGTGCCAGCGCGCGGACAGCCCTGCGGGAAGGTCGGCTTTAGGGCTCAAGTCGACCAGCCCCTCGCCGGGCAGGGAAGCAACCATCTCGACCGGCGAGTCCACCAGCGACAGCCGCTGGCGCAGCTCGCCGAGACGGCGGTCCCTGATCGACGCCACCCACTCGATCGAGCCGTTCGCCCGCTGTCCAATCTCGCGGAGCAGCGACGGGCTCGCGTTCGCCCGGACCGCCAGCTCGGCGAAGGCGTCGAACAGCTCGAGGGCGCGGTTCTCCACCCCCTCGAGCTGACCCTTCAACTCGATCACCCGCTCGGCGTCGAAGTCCATCAGCGCCCCTCGTTCCATGCGGCCATGACGAGACGGGCGGCCGCGCGCCGGTTGGGTGGCGAGCACGGCAGCACCTCGGAGGCCATGCCGTCCGGTCGCCCGACGACTCGCACCTCTGCTTCCCAGGTGCCGTCGGCGAGCTGACGCACCAGGCCTGCCCAGTCGTCCGGCCTGCCGCCCTTCGGCCTCACGCTGAACGAGCCGGACGGGTCCGCCGTGGGGTGCAGCTCTGGACGGTTGAGCGCGTCCTCGAGGGCGTCGCCGGGGGCGTCGACCAGCTCGACCGCGAGGCGCTCCTCGTCGCGCTGGACCGCGTCCCGCGACGGGTACAGGTACAGCTCGTAGGTGCGGGTAAGGCGCTGGACGTCCTCGTCCGTGGCGTCTTCCGGCAGGGCGATCACGAGGTGTCGCCGGCGGTTGTTCTCCATCGGGGTCCCTTCAACTGGGTGCGGGCCCTGCTCCGGGGAAGGGAGCAGGGCCCGCGGTGGGGGGTGCGGTCAGGCGTCCGCGGTGATCACGTACACGTCGGTGCCCAGACGCTCGAAGCTGAACGTGCGGTCGCCCTGCTCGAGAACGGTGATCGGCCGGTTCCGCAGGCGGTAGAAGGCACCCGCGATCAGGTCCTCGGTGATGCCCATGCCGCCGAGCATCCGGAAGGCCTGCTCTTCGGTGACCGCGTTGGCGGGCGTGGTGGGGGCGATGGCCTGGGTACCGCTCGTGTTCGTCATGGCAGTAGAGTAACCCCCCACGGTGGGGGGTGTCAACACCTGGGCTAGCGCCTCCTCCGGGCCCGCCTGACGGACGCCTGGCGCAGCCTCTCCCGGAGCTGGTGCAGCCCCACGTACGCGCGGAACAGGTAGAAGACCGTCACCGCTCTGCGTCCTCTGCCGCGTCCGCGATGCCGAGCGCGTCGACCGCGTTCGCGAGCCGCGTCATCGCGGCCGAGAGCAGCGGACCCCAGGCCTTCGCCAGTCTGGGCAGCACGGTCGCGGCGACGGCGTCCATCGCCTGCGTGAGCGCCCGTTCGCTGCCGTCCAGCAGGATGCCGGTCGCCCGCGTGCGCCCCTTGCGCGGCATCACGTAGTAGATCCACAGCACGGAGCCGCCGAGAGGCAGGTCCGCCGGGTCGAGACCGGGCGTGTCCGTGGTGGCGGTCTCGTAGCCCCAGCCGTACGGCTCGTTGAGGCTGTCCGCGGGCAGCAGGTCGCGACGGAACGCCTCGACCGTGGTGTGCAGGTTGTGGAAGTCCGCGGGGAACGACGCCTCGTCGCTCGCGTCGGACAGCGGGAGTTCGATCTTCATCGGGGCCCTTCCTGATCTTGAACGGTGATCACTGCTTGACGGGGGTCCGTCGCTCGGCGAGCGGCGAGCACCACCCACGGGACTCCGGTCTCGACGTCGAGCAGGCCGAGCGGAACCGTGTTCTGCATCCGCCACGCGCGGTCAGCGCACGCGGCCATGAGGTCGGGGCCGAGGTGCCCCGCCGACTTGAGCTGGCGCAGCTTGAGCCCGTCCTCGAGCGTCGACCACGCGGAGGACGCCCGGAGCGCCGGAGCTTTCAGCGCGGCGAGCTGGCGGCCCGCTTCCTCGAACAGCGCGTTCATCCGGATGGCGAACGCGCGGAGGTCGCCCATCTCGACCGGGCTAGGCCACATCACGTTGTGGCTGCCGTCTGCACGCGGCCTCCCCACTGGGAGGCCATTGCGAGCGCGACCCCCCGGTACGTCATCGAGCGGCGCTTCGCCCGCCCCTTGCTGTCCGCCATTCGCCATACCGTCTGGTCCCTTCCCTCGACGACGTCCGTCGGCTCGAGTAGCGGCAGGCCGCGCAACCACAGGCACGTCGTCTTGACCTCGCCGTGACCGAACTGCCACGGCTGGATGATCTGGTCCGGCCTGCGCCACGCGGTCGACAGGTAGCCGACCGGGTTCTCGATCGCGACCCGGTCCGCGTTCGGGTGGTTCGCGATGGCGAGCACGAAGTCGACCGCGCGCTGCTGCGCCCCGCTTTCCCGCTTCGCCGGCCACCAGCGCGCCCCGCTCGCGGCGAGGTCGGTGCACGGCGGGAAGCCGAGCACCAGGTCCCACTGCCCGCCGTTGTCGAGCACCTCGAGCACGTCGCCCTGCAGGTGCCGTGCCGGGTCGCCGTCGGTCGGCTCGAGGTCGCACGACCACGCGTCGTGGCCGAGCGCGAGGAACGCGTCCCGGACCGCGGCGCTGAACTCGCAGGCCGCGAGCACGCGAAGGCGCGCCGTCACTGGCCGGACCGGCGCAGCCGCTCGGCCGCCGTAGCGAGCGAGACGCGCGCAGCGTCGTCGCGGCGGACGGCGGTCCAGCGGTCGGAGGTGCGCAGGTCGTCGATGCTGACGATCTCGCCGAACTCGCCGCTCGAGTCGATGAGGGCGATCTGCCCCTGCTCGGCGAGCTGCTGGTCCCAGTCGATGCCCCACTCGAGGCCCTCTTCGGTGTCCAGCAGGACGCCGGGAACGATCAGGTAGTCGTGGTCGTCGGCGGTGTAGATGCTCTCGGTGTGCGTCATGTGGGTAACCGTACCCCCCACGGTGGGGGGTGTCAAATCGGTAGGCACTGGCGGTTCTCCGGTCGGTGAGAGGTCGAGACTTCTACCTGGTCGGGGCGCTGCGCATCTCCAGTGGGCAGCGCCCCGACCACACCCCCTATCCCTGGGGGTCGAGAGCCTCCCGCAGGTCTTCCATCCGGACCGTCTTGCGCCGGACGTCCAGCAGAGAGCGTGCGCGGGCGAGCGCCACCAGCTCCGCGGCGACCTCCTCGCGGGCCCTGCGCGTGACCTCCCGCATCTCCTCCTGGTGCCGCGCGAACTCCGCACGCTGGCGCTCGACGAGTTCGGCCTCACGCTGACCAGCGTCCTGCCGGAGCACCACCCGCTGCACCAGGGCCCGCACGCCAGCGAGGAACACGGGCTCGCCCTCGTGCCCCTTGCTGTGGAACGTCGCGCCCGTGAGCGCCTCGTTCATCTGGGCAATCAGCCAGTCCGGCAGCACGTCGCCCAGCGGGTCGAAGTAGCCGCTCACGGCTCGAGGAACCAGTCGGTGACGCCCGTCGCCGGGTCGGTGCGCGATGACCAGGTCTTGTCGCCGATGGTGAAGCTCGTGACCTCGGTCATCTCCGGGTCGCTGATCTCGCCGTCGCACTGGTGGCACAAGGTCACCCCAGGCCACAGGCGGTTAGCGATCACCTCGGCCACGTACGCGGGCGACATGCGCGCCGGGTCGACGTTCAGCTCGCCCTCGGCGTAGCCACTGCCCGCGATCGAGAACGTCGCGCTGACCTGCGTCATGTCCAGTCCCTTCGGGTCTTCCACCACAGACGGAGTTCGCGGCCGAGCGTCGCCCCCGACAGGACGGGGGCGACGAGGCCGAGCAGCACGGTCAGCATCCGGCGCGCTCCTGCAGCATGGCCGCGCGACGGACGGCGGACACGGTGGCGGCGACGCTGGCGATGTACTCGGCCAGCGTCATCGTGACCACACGGTGTTCCGCCGGTCGGTGCTGGTGGGTGCAGCCGTCGGCGCACGAGGCATCGTGCTCGCTGCACCGCGGCTGGTCGACCCCGTAGAACGCGCGGACGGTCGGGTCGGTCGAGTTCCGGGCGGCCTCGAGGCGCTGCTGCTCGAGGCCGCGGGCGTCTTCGGCCAGCTCGGCGGGCGTCTTCGGTCGGCCGCGCGGGTCGTCCGGGTCGAGCGGCGACAGCTCGTCGGCCTCGTGCTCCCACAGCTCGCCGTCGGCGGTGCGCACGGTGACCGTGGTTTCGCCGACGACCTCGAACACCTCGGCCGGAGTCCCGTCGAGCTGCAGCACCGTGTCGCCCTGGGCGAACGGCGGTGCAGGCTGCGCGGGGACCGCGACCAGGGTCGGGCGGGTCACGGACGCGAGAGCCCTGCAGGGGTAGCCCGCGGCGACGTACTGGTCCCGCTTCCACTCGGCCATGTCCAGCGTGGCGTACGGCCCCAGCACGTCGTGCCGGTCGGTCAGCCGCTCGCCTGCGACCGGCACCACCCAGTAGAACGTGTCGAGCCCGCGGGGCACTTCACCGATCAGCACGTGGCCGTCGTCCGACTCGACCACACCCTCTAGCGCTTCGTCGGTCCGGCGCTGGTCCAGCTCGCGGACGGTGGGCGGGTTGTCGATCAGGTGCAGGATGTCGGCGACGTCCGTCTCGGCCGGACGCGCCTGCGCGTTGCCGTTGTGGTCGGTCGCGATCCAGCCGTCCTCGACCAGCGCGCTCAGCTCGCGGTGCAGCTCGTAGCGCTCGTCGTTCACAGCCACCAGGTTCACGCCCTCGCTGTCGCTGCCGAGCACACGGAACAGCAGGGCTGAGTCGCTGCGTCGCATGAACAGCGGTCGGGCCCACCCCTCGGCGACGAACAGGATGTCCATCATCTCTGGGGTCGCGTCCACCCACAGGGGCGACATGGTCGGCTGGGCGAGGTCGACGGTCCAGAGCCGCGTGCGCCCGTTCACCAGCTCCGTGCCCAGTACGCCGATGCGCGTGCCGTGGGAGTCCGTCAGCACCTGCGAGTCGCGGAGGTGCGCGGCCTCCGCGGTGCGCATGGCCGAGTCGTTGCCGCGACGCAGGTGCTCGAGCCGGGCGGAACCCTCGGCGGAGCGGATGTTGCCGTCGTAGGTGGGCTTGATACCGGCGGCCGCGTAGCCCTGCTCGGTCAGCTTGAACATGCCGGGCACGCTGCTGGATTCCTGCACGAGGCCAGCGCCGACGAGCGAACGCCACGTGTTCGGTCGGACGAAGGTCAGCCCGACGTAGCCCTGCCCGTGGGTGCCCGCCAGGCGGTCGATGGTCTCGCGCTGCTTCTCGGTCAGCTTCACCGTTGCTCCCTTGTTCGTCATGGGAGTGACCTTACCCCCCATGATGGGGGGTGTCAAATCTGGGGCCCAACCAAACGGCCGAGGGGTCAGGGGTCCAGCCCCCAACACCTCGGCCGCAGGTCAGCGGGCGTTCCCACTGGTGGTCGTCTACTTTTGCCCCGTGGTTTGAGGGGTGCTGCTGGTGCTGGGCTGGTCGGTGCTGGTCCCCGTGGTGGGGGTGTCGATGGTGTGCCACGGGGCGAGGTAGACGTCGCGTGCCTCGAGGGTGACTCGCTCCCAGGTGGTGAGGGCGAGCTGTGTCGGGTCGGCCTGCTTGGCGTGGTAGCCGCGGGCGAGCCTCTCGGCGTGGTCGCCACTGCCGATGCTCTCGAGGGTGACGCGCTGCCCGGCGCGCCAGTAGCCGAGGGCCCACTCGGTGGCGTGGTCGACGGGCTGGCGGTAGTCCTTGCGCTCGAGGAGGCCGAGGGCGTTGCGCTGGTCGCCGGTCAGGTACTCGACGACCTGGCGGGCGACGGCGTAGACCACGGTGCCGGCGCACTGGGGCTGCACGTCGTTGCCGTCGGGGCCGAGCGGCACGGACTGGGCGAGGTCGGCGAGGCTGTCGTCGGGGAACCGGTAGACCTGGTGCACGCGGACCTCCCACCGTCCCGCGGCACCCCGGTACTCGGAGAGCAGCTCCGGGACTGCGGAGCCCGTGCCGTCGTGGTCGGGCCACAGCTCGCCGAGCAGGTCGTCCAGGTGCTCGTGCTGGCCTCGCGTGCCGCTGATGTGCTCGATGGTGCGCTGCGCGTCGTTCACTTGCCGCCCCCCTGTTTCTTCTCCTCGGCGTCGACCATCTTCTCGAGTTCCTTGCGGGCGTCCGCGGTTCCCTCGTCCTCTTTGCCGCCGGACATCCGGAGCGGGGTGTTGATCTTCATCGGTGCTGCTCCTCTCGTCTCCTGCTGAACCTGGCCTCGCTCGCGCACGGCGCGCAGAGCAGCCGTGTAGGGCACGCCGTGCTCCTGCTGATACCGGCGCGCCGCTCGCTTGAGCTGGGTACTGGGCACGGGCCGACCTCGCTTCGCCCTCTTCGTGAGTGGTGCCGGGCCCGGACGAGCCCAGCTCGGATGGACGAACCTGTCCTCGCGGATGCCGACCGACGGGGGCGACCACGTCATCCAGTTGTTGACGCGCTGCCTGGGGTAGTCGCCCACCCAGAAGACCTGCCCGTCCACCGGGACGAAGTCCGCGTGCAGCAGCGGTCGGACGTTGCCGTCGCGGGTGACCACGTGACGCGACCAGGTGGCAGTGCGCTCGCGCGCCTCCGCCGCCCGGAACACCGCGTCCGTCCACCGGTCGAACTTCGCCCGGTCCCGGCGCGACCAGCTCACGAGGACGACCGCCCCTCGGCCGCGGCGAGGATGCGCTGCAGGTGCCGCGCCTTCGTGGCCACATTCGCCAACTCGGTCGCGAAGTCGGGGCCGTCCGCCGTCTCGGTGAACTCCACCCAGTACAGGCGCGAGGACAGTAGCGCCTGCGTCGACTCGCCGATCTGGTCCAGCTCGGCGAGCACGGTGACCAGCCCCTGCCGCATGTCGCGCAGGTGGTCGTCGATCTCCCGCCCGTGCTCCTCGATCCAGTCGGGCACCCCGCCCAGCGACTCCGGCAGGGGTACGCCAGGCGGGCGGGCGTCGGTGTCGAAATCGGTCACGTCCGGCTCGGCGAACCGTGCTGGGATGGCGAGGGACTCCGGGATGGACAGGGTGCCCTCGCCGTCCAGCACGGCCAGCGCTCGAGGACACTGGGAGATCGGCACCCACCGTCCAGCGCCGGGGTCCGAGCAGCCCAGGCAAACGTCTCCGGGGATGGAGTGGGTGCGGAACCCCTCGGCGTCATGGGTGCCGATCTGGTGGGGCCGGTGGTCGGCGACCCCCGTCGGTGGCATGGCCGGTTCGGTCGGCAGCTCGGCGGCGACCTTGATCGGGTGACGCACGTCGGCGAGCCGGACGCCCTCCCTCATCGCGGCACCTTGCATCCGGTCAGGTGGTGCTCGAGGGCGAGCGCCAGCAGGTGCGGCAGCGAGCAGCCTTCGGGGTAGCCGTCGACCGTCGAATACCAGGTGCACGGCTCGTGCTCCACGCTGACGGCGCTGGGGCTCTCGGCGGGGGAGGGGTGCACGCGGTAGGCGGCGAGCTTCTCCGCCAGCGGTGCGACGGCCACGGATGGGACTGAGGCCGCCGTGAGCGCTTCGGCGAGCGTGGTCGGCACCCCGACGACGGGCGTGTCCTGAACGCGCTGCAGCGCAACCGTCAGGGCGTCGGGGCGGACGTCGTCACGCTGGACGGCCATCACCTGAAAGACCTGCTTCGTGCCGTCGGGTGTGGACACGGTGAGCGTGTCACCCTTGTGGTAGTCGATCATGAACGGATCTCCTCTGCATCGAGTCGGATCTGTGCCTCCGGCCATGCGGCCTTGTCCACGCCGAGCAGCGCACCGCGGATGGTCCACGTGTGGAACGTCAGGCTCGCGTCGTCGCCGTAGGTGTAGTCGCCGTCGACCGCCGTCACCTCGAGGCCGACCGCGGCGGCCTCGCCGCGCAGTAGGCGCTCGAGGAGTTCCGGGCAGTGCTCGGTCAGGTAGTCCACGCGCAGCACCCCGTGCGCGACGATGTGCTCCTCGAGGAGGCCGACACCCAGGATGGTGCCGCCGACCTGCGTCATCCCCTCGCTGTCGCGCACCGTGATCGGCAGAGGGGTTTCGCGGTAGCCGAGGAACATCTCCGGACGCACCAGCTTGCGCCGGTCGACGCTGGGCTGCTCCACCATGCCGAGCGTCCCCGACCAGCGGACGAACTTGCGCTCTACCGCTTCGGCGGCTTCGGCTTGTCCAGCTCCTCGCGCAGGCGCTTCTGGACCTTGTCCATCAGGTCCGGCGGGGGCGGGTCGTTCGGGGGAGTCGGCGGATTGGACATCGGGCGTGGCCTCCACGGGGTATCGGTCGAGCAGGGCTTTCGCCTGCGGGTAGGCGCAGTTGCCGTGCGCGTCCCTCGGCCAGTGCGCGGAGCACTCGCCGAACAGGTCGACGCGGCACTCGCCGAGGTCGGTGTCGATGTGGCACTCGAGCAGGTAGAGCGCCTCCTGCAGCGCGCGCTCGTGCTCGCACCGGTCGCGGCTCCGGCCGTGCTGCCAGCGCCGGTACTGCAGGACGGTGTAGTCCGCCAGCAGGTACAGCACCACGGACACGACGAGCAGCACGAACAGGCTGATCGGGCCGTCCTCGATCCACAGGCGGCGAGCGCCCGTGACCATCAGGAAGGCCAGGAAGAGGAACGTCAGCACGTCGAGCGCGCGGAGGATCTTGTCGTGGATGCTCACCGGACACGCGCCACGGTGCGGAACCCGGCGACGGCCAGCGCCAGCGGGAAGCTCGCGACGGCGACGCTGCCCCACAGCGGAAGCCAGCCGGACAGGATGAGCGAGGCGCTGAGCCCGCCCAGCAGCACGAGCACGGCGAGCGGCTCCGCAACGGTGCTGCGCTTGATCGGTTTGGTGGTCACCGGAGTGCCTTCCGGATGAGGCCGAACGTCACGAGGACGGCGGCGAGGGCGGTCGCGATGGAGCCGAAGCAGCCCTTCCTCGGGGCTGCGTGCTGCAACACGTCGGGTCCTTTCGGGGTAGCGACACCCTACCACCCATGATGGGGGGTAGGGCTACTGGGTTGACGGTAGGTTGCGCCGAGCGCGTCGAGCACGTCCTCGGCGACGGCCTGGTCTCGCGCTGCGCCGAGGGTGATGGCGACGGCGCGCTGCTCGCGCCAGTAGGTGATGTCCCGCGCTCGCTGCACGGACTGCTCACGGAGCTGGGCGAGCCGCCGGTCTGCGGCTTGTGCGCGACGTGCGCGAACGCCCCGCGTAATGGTCCACACCCAGGAGACGAGCGGGACGAGCAGCACCAGGGCGACGAGCGCGACGCGCTGGCGTCCGGTAGTGAAGCCGGGCCACGACAGCCAGAGTGTTCCGCCGATCATGAGCCAGCCGACGAGCGTGTCCACGGGGTGCCTCCTGGGTTGCGGGTGTCTTGCTACCGCGGACTGTACCCCCCATCGTGGGGGGTACGCAACTGGCGTAGGCCAGGCACGCCACCAGCACGACCGAGCAGAACGCCACCATGACGGGCGCGTGCCACTCGGGAAGCCAGTACCGCGAGGCCGCCACCTGCGCCCACAGCCGCGCGAACATCATCGTCAGGCCGACGCCGTACAGCAGCGCGTGCAGGAAGCGGGTCACCCGCACGGCGCACCGGACCGCTAGATCCATCGGAGCTGCAGCAGGATCACGAGCAGCGCGACACCCACCACCAGCGCACAGGTCACCGCGGCACAGACGACGGCCACGGCCTTGAGGAACTCCCTCACCGCTTCGTGCCCGCTTGACGCCCGCGGAACACGTGCACCGCGAGCAGCGCGTCCGCCAGCGCGTGCAGGCGGTCCCCCTCGAGCTGGACCAAGTTGTCCCATGAGTCCCCCACCCAGACCGTGCCGTCCCCGTGCAGCGTCACGGTCATGTCGGTCCCGCCGTCGCGCAGCGGGAAGTGCCGGACGACCGGCGAGCTGGTCACGACGCGTTCCGGAACAGGTAGCCGTGCGCCTCGAGGATGCCCAGGGTCGACGTGTCTTCCGGGTCGCCGCCGATCAAGTCGACCGTCTGGTCCGGGTCGTTGTGGTTGACCCACTCGCTGCCGTCGTCGGCGATCATCACGTAAGGCAGGTCAGCGCCTGCTCGCGGGGTGAACATCAGATTCCCACGACCGGGCCGGAGTAGCAGGCCAGGCCGTCGTGCGTCATGCCGGTGAAGCGGAGGCCGCCGACCGGGGAGGCCGCGGGGCGGGTGGACTGGCGCGGGGCGGCGTAGGTCACCGGACGGGCGAGCGCTGCGCGGGCCGCGGCGTAGACCTGCGGGCCGTTCGGGTCGATGAGCAGCGCGAGCGCGTACTCCTCGGTCAGGTCGCCGGAGAAGGTGGGGAAGTCGTCTGCGTTCGTCATGCGCTCACCTTAACCCCCCACCGTGGGGGGTGTCAAATAGTTGGGCCCCCTCGGTCGCAGCGAACGAGGGGGCCCTGCTCGACCAGCCGATGCAGCGGCAGGTCGTCCCGCTGGCGGGCGGGGAACCTGTGGTGCTCGGCCGCCCCCGTTGCTTGATGAGCCTCAAGGGCCCTCGCTGCTTGGCGGGCGGCCGAGCTGGTGTGACCTAACGCGGCGAGCCCGCGAACAGGCTGACGGCGAAGCCACACCGTGCACCGGGCCAACTCCGTCCCCCGGTGCTGCCGCTGGCCATCTGCGTCAGGCCCAACCCAGCGGTTCCCAAACCATCCGCCCCTGCACCTAGCGGTTCGATGCGAGCGCCCTTCGGTGCTCGGCCCCCCGCTTGACGTGGCAGGTTATGGATTCCGTGGTCGCGATCGTCTGCGACCAGCGAGCGAGCAGGGGCTCGAACCCCGCAACAGCGCGCGGTTCGCGGGGGCGTGACTACCCGCTACTAAGCGCGCCGACGTCCAATGTCAGTCGCCCTGCTTGCCGGCTACTAGGGCTTCACGGGCCACGTTCACCTACTGCGTGTGCGACCGGGATTCGATACCCGGATTTCCCCACCTCGTGAACTCGGTTACCCGAGTTCAACCCGGAGGCGTCCTGCTTGAACGACCGCACTCCTGCGCGCTGGCGCGGGGTGTTCCATGACCGGG